GGTGATCTCATATACTTCCCACTTTCAGGTTCTTTATTTGAAATACGATATGTAGAAGATCAGAATCCTTTCTTTCAAATCGGAAAACTTTTTGTCTTCAAACTCAAGTGTTCATTATTCGAATACTCAGGCGAAGACTTTGATACAAATATTGATGCTATTGATCTAGTAGAAGATCAGAATGCATACACTATTCAAATGACAATGGCAGATGGTTCAGGCAATTATTATCCAAATGAAAACATATCGTACAACAGTTCAGTGATAGGTGAAGTTGTATCATGGGTGCCTTCAACAAGTAAACTCACAATCAAAGATGTAACAAGAACATTAGAGGTGGGTGATACACTTGTGGGTGCTGGTGGTGCATCATGGAATATATCATCAATTACTGATATACTTACAATCAATGCAAATGAAGGCCTTGCAACAAACAAAGAGTTTGAAGATGCAGAAACATCTTACCTAGACTTTAGTGAAACAAATCCATTCGGTGAACCATAATGTTCGGCACATATTTTTACAATGAAACGATAAAGAGAAGTGTGTCTATCTTTGGTACTCTTTTCAATAATATAAAGATCAAAAAAACTAAATCAGATGGTACTGTTCTAACTGAACAGATCGTGCCTATTTCATATGGCCCAAAACAGAAATGGTTGCAAAGACTCAATCAAGATCCCAAGGCAAGAGACGCCAATATTACTGCAATGACATTGCCAAGACTTGCATTTGAAATGACTGGTTTTGAATATGATGCTACTAGACAACAAAACAAACTCATAAGACATTCAAAGTCTACAACAGAAACAGATGGTACAAATAGAAAGTATATGTATCAACCTGTACCATATAATTTAAATTTCACTCTCAGTGTTATGTGTAAAAATATGACAGATGCATTACAGATTGTAGAACAAATTTTACCATATTTTCAACCAGAATATACTGTTAGCATGAAAATGATTGATGATATGTCAGATGTAAGAGATGTACCTATAGTACTGAATAACATAACTCTGGAAGATTCATATGAGGGTAATTATGAAGAAAGAAGAGTTATAACATATAATCTAACTTTTACAATGAAAGTATACTTCTTCGGACCTGTTTACACTGGTGGAATCATCACCAATGTTATTGAAAGAGAATACATTAACGATCAGGCAGGAGTATTTACAACAAGTCAGATAGATCAATCTGGTCTTGTCAAAGAAGTTAAACATTACGAACCTGCATTCTCAGCGATTGCAAATACAGTTTCTAACTCGACTACAATCACTTTTGATACTGCAATAAATAGTAAGATAAGTGTTGGAGATGAAGTATTTTATACAGGAAACACACCTAATCCAACAATCAGTAGTATTGCAAATGATAAATTATCAATCATATTGAATACTGCTGTAACTATAACTGAACCGAAAACGATTATGTTTGTAGGATCAGTTGAACCAAATGACACATTTGTAGTTGCAGAAACAGTGACATTTTATGATGATGGTGCCAAAGAGACATTTAGTGAAACAGATGATAGTTAATTATGCCAAAAAATATAGATTCAAAATTAGATGATATCTTAGATATCTCTTCTGAAATAAAAACTCAAACAACAGAAGTAGTCAAAAAGGTTCCTGAGAAATCTCAGAATATTGAGAATGATTACAAATATGCCAGAGAGAATCTCTACAATCTCGTAGAGAGAGGACAAGATGCAATTGATGGCATACTAGATGTTTGTAAAGAAACAGAGAATCCTAGAGCATATGAAGTTGCAGGTCAATTAATTAAAACTGTAGGTGAAACTGCAGAAAAACTTTTAGATGTTCAAAAGAAACTAAAAGATTTAGAGAAAGAAGACGAACAGAAAATAGGAGTTCAACACAACCACCTTTATGTGGGGTCAACTTCAGAACTGCAAAAGTTTCTGAAGAAATCAAAAACAGATGGTTAATCCAAAAAACGAAGGTTATCTTGGAAATACTCTGGTCAAAAGAGCTGGAGTTGAAACCAAGTATACAGAAGAGGAAATGCAGGAATACTTAAAGTGTTCCCAAGAACCTGTTCACTTCATAGAAAATTACACTCAAATTATTTCACTAGATGAGGGGTTAGTGCCGTTTACTCTTCGTGGATATCAAGAAGCATTAATAGATCATTACAACACTAATCGTTTTAATGTTGTTCTTGCAAGTAGACAGAGTGGTAAGTCTATAACATCTTGTGCATACCTACTGTGGTTTTTATTGTTTCATCCAGAAGTAACAGTTGCTGTTCTTGCCAACAAAGGTGCAATTGCAAGAGAGATGATCGCAAGGATCGTAACCATGTTAGAGTCTGTTCCTTTCTTTCTACAACCTGGTGTTAAGATACTTAACAAAGGAAGTATTGAATTCGCAAACGATTCTAAAATAGTTGCAGCTGCAACATCATCTAGTTCGATTCGTGGTATGTCAATAAATTTATTATATCTCGATGAGTTTGCATTCGTTGAGGGTGCAGAAGAGTTCTATACATCAACTTATCCTGTAGTCACATCAGGTAAAGATTCAAAGGTTATTATTACATCTACTGCAAATGGTGTTGGTAATATGTTCTACAAGATATATCAGTCTGCTGTTCATAATCAATCAGAGTACAAACATTTTACAATCAACTGGTTTGATGTGCCAGGCAGAGATGAAGAATGGAAAAAACAAACTATTGCAAACACTTCGGAAGCACAATTTGAACAAGAATATGGTAACAGTTTCTTAGGAACAGGTAACACACTTGTGAATGCAGACACATTATTAGGAATGAGGACAAGAGAACCAGAGTATGTTCAGAACTCATTTAAATTATATGAAAAACCACAAGAGGGTCATGTATATGTATGTACTGTTGATGTGTCAAAAGGTCGTGGTTTAGACTATTCGACATTTAGTATTTTTGATACTTCTGTACAACCTTTCAAACAAGTTGCAACATATAGAGACAATATGATCAGTCCTATGTTGTTTCCAGACATCATAAATAAGTATTGTAAACCATATAATGATGCATTAGTTTTAGTTGAAAACAATGCAGAAGGCGCTATGGTTGCTACACAATTACATTATGATATTGAATATCCAAATGTTTTCACACAAGGACAACTGAAAGCAGAAGATATTGGTATCACAATGACTAAAAAGATAAAAAGAATTGGTTGTTCTACACTAAAAGAACTAACAGAAGAAAATAGATTGGAGTTAGTAGATAGAGAAACTATCACAGAATTGATGACTTTTGTTTCAAAGGGAAACACCTTTGAAGCAGATAGAGGTTTTCATGATGATTGTGTAATGAATTGTGTATTATTTTCATGGTTTGTAACCACTGAATATTTCACACATTTAACAGATAAATTAGTAAAAAATTTATTATATTCGGAACAACAGAAACAAATTGTTGAAGATATAGTTCCAGCAGGTATTTTTGATTATCAGAGAGAAGAATCATTTGTTGATCCTAATGGTGATAGATGGTTTATTGATGTTGTTGAATAATGATAGATTATAAATAAAACCGTAAAACAAAACTTTTTACATTAACAGGAGAAAAGTATGGCATTTCAAGTATCACCAGGCGTACAAGTCAGCGAAATAGACTTGACAAATGTTGTGCCTGCAGTATCAAGCACTACAGGTGCTTTCGCAGGTACTTTCAAATGGGGCCCTGTTGATGAAGTAGTAACAGTTTCAGACGCTAAAGGTTTGGTAGATGAGTTCTTTTCACCTGCAAACACAAATGCTGGAGCTGAAGACTTTTATTCAGCAGAAGCATTCTTGAAATACGGTTCATCATTAAGGGTAATTAGAATTAACTCAACTGGTTTGTATAGTGCAAACCAAGGCGGAAATTCAACAACACTTCTTAAGAATGAAAGCGAATACGAATCAACATACCAAGACGGTTCACAAAATGCAACCGTTGGTACATTCGTAGCAAGATATGCAGGTGCCTTAGGAAACTCATTAAAAGTTTCAGTATGTGCTTCATCCGATGCTTATTTTAACGATAGTGTAACTGCTGTAAACAATCCTTCTAATGAAGCTGCAGGACAATCAGTCATCACAGTAGATGATGGTTCTGTGTTTACAGTAAGAGATATCATTAAGTTTGCTGGACATGATACAAAATATCGTGTTACAAACATTGATACTAACGATATCACTATTCAAGCATTAGGCGAACCTACAGGCACTGGTCTAACAACAACAGTTAACGATAATACTAATATTGATAGATACTGGGAGTTCTACAATTTATTTGATAGAGCACCAGGAACATCTGCTTCAGCAACAGCCGCTGGCGGTTCTGCTGACGAAATACATATTGTTGTCGTAGACGAAGACGGTACAATTACTGGAACTAAAAACCAAGTTTTAGAGATTCATGGTTTTGTATCTTTAGCATCCGACGCTAAAGATTCAGTAGGTAATTCAAATTATTATAAAAAGGTTTTAGAAAGAGATTCTAAATGGATTTGGTGGACAGGTCACTCAACAAACATGATGGCTTCTGCAACTGCAGATGTAACTCACACAGATTCAGCATCTAGTGCTTTTTCAAGACCTTCAACTCCAGAAAATTCATCACTAAGTGGTGGTGCAGACGGCAGATCCCCAACTGCTGCTCAAAAATATGGAGCATGGAACACACATTTTGCAGATGCAGAAACAACAGACATATCAATTCTAATCGTTGGTTCTACAAGAACAGACAACGGTTCAGGTACAGATCAAGATGTAGTTGCAGATCACAACACAATTGTGAATCAGGCAATACAACTTTGTGAAACTAGAAAAGATTGTATGGTGGTTGTTTCACCAAGAAGATCATCTGTAGTAAATGTAACATCTGAATCAACACAATTATCAAATGTTCTCGCAGATTACGCTTCAGTAACTTCAAGTTCATATGCAGTGTTGGATTCAGGTTGGGTGTATCAGTACGATAGATTCAATGATCGATATGTTTGGGTACCAGGTAACGCTCACACAGCGGGTATCATGGCAAGATCAGACTTATTAAGAGACCCATGGTTCTCACCTGCTGGTTTCTCAAGAGGTCAATACTTAGGTATTACTAAACTTGCTTTCAATCCAAAACAAGCAAGTAGAGATGACTTATATCGTGCAAGAGTTAACCCAATCGTTACATTCCCAGGTCAAGGAACAGTATTGTTCGGCGACAAAACAGCATTAACAACACCTTCAGCATTTGATAGAATCAATGTCAGAAGACTGTTTATTGTATTAGAGAAAGCAATTGCAACAGCTGCTAAAGCACAACTCTTTGAATTCAACGATGCATTCACAAGAGCACAATTTAGAGCTGCAGTAGAACCTTTCCTAAGAGATGTAAAAAACAGAAGAGGTCTTGTAGATTTCTCAGTTTTATGTGATGAAACAAATAACACAGATACAGTCATTGACAGAAACGAATTTGTTTGTTCAATCTTTGTAAAACCTGCAAGATCAATCAACTATATAACTTTAAACTTTATAGCTGCAAGAAGTGGTGTAGAGTTTGAAGAAATCTACGGAGCAGTTTAACAGGAGTAAACAATGGCAAGTATAGATCAATTTAAAGCACAACTAATCGGAGGTGGACCAAGATCCAACCGATTTAGAGTATTCATTCCTAGAACAGGAAATAGAATCGAATTCTTGTGTTCAGCTGCTCAGATTCCTGCTGCTGATATTGGCGAGGTTAAAGTTAAATGGATGGGCAATGAATTAAAAATGCCTGGTGACAGAACATTCGCAGATTGGACTGTCACAATCATTAACGACATAGAATTCTCAGCCAGAACAGCATTAGAATTGTGGCAAGGTGAAATAGTCGGTTATGGTGACTCTCAAGGTTCTACATCTTTAGACTTTATGGTCGACAGAGCATATGTTGAACAGTTAGACAAATCAGATGCAGTATTAGCAAGATATGAATTCTTCAATATGTGGCCAAAAACTATTGCAGCTATCTCTCTCAGTTATGAAACTGGTGCTGATGCAGTGCAAACATTTGAGGCTACATTCGCTTTCTCACATTGGGAAAGAGTACTTTAATTAGTGAGAAATAACACCCTATAAGGTGTTATAAATAAAATTATGGAATTATTCGGGTTTGAAATCACTCGTAAGAGGGATGAACTAAGAGCAACTGAGGTCGCTAAGGCGCCCTCATTTGTTCCACCTGTCGATGATGACGGCACTCCTGTCATACAATCGCAACCAGGCGGTTTTATTACAGGAGGTGCATATGGTTCATACATTGACATGGAAGGTGGTATTAAGAATGAGGCAGAACTCATTCGAAGATACCGAGAAACTTCTTTAATTCCTGAAGTTGATTCAGCGATTGAAGATATTGTTAATGAGTGTATCACTTCTGATAGTTCAGATAGGATAGTATCACTCGATCTCAGAGATGTGAAACTCTCTGATAGTATCAAGTCAAAGATACAAGATGAGTTTTACCATATCCTAAACATAATGAAGTTCAATCAGAACTCTCATGAACTCTTCAGAAAATGGTACATAGATGGAAGAATTTACTTTCATAAAGTTGTTGACAGTAAAAGACCTAAAGCAGGTATTGTCGACTTAAGAAATGTTGATCCTATAAAGATCAAAAAGGTCCGTAATATAGAAAAGGAAAGAGATCCAAAGACTAAGGTCGAAAGGATCAAGAAAATAGAAGAGTTTTATCTCTTCAACGATAAAGGTTTTGATAAGTCTGGTTCAGGCGAGGGTAATACCGTCAAAATCGCACCTGAGGCAGTATGTTACACTACTTCAGGTTTACTTGACTACACTAAGAATGTAGTAGTTGGGTATCTGCATAAGGCATTGAAGACTGCAAATCAGTTATCAATGATAGAAGATGCACTTGTTATCTATAGGATTTCAAGGGCACCTGAAAGAAGAATTTTCTACATTGATGTAGGTAACCTTCCAAAGGCAAAGGCAGAACAATATCTTGCAGATACAATGAACAGGTATAGAAATAAACTTGTTTATAATGCACAGACAGGTGAGATCAAAGATGATCGTAAACACATGTCTATGTTAGAAGATTTTTGGTTACCACGAAGAGAAGGTGGTAGAGGTACAGAGATCACTACTTTGCCAGGTGGGCAAAACTTAGATGATATCGCAGATATAGAGTACTTCAAAAAGAAACTATATCATGCATTGAATGTACCATTCTCTAGAATGGAATCAGATAACGGATTCAATATGGGTCGTACATCTGAGATTACTAGAGACGAATTGAAGTTTAATAAATTTACTAATAGACTTCAGAAAAAATTTGCAAGAGTATTTGTTGACATTCTTAGAACTCAATTGATACTCAAAGAGATTGTAAGTGGTGAAGAATTTGATGAAGTTAAGGACTATTTACAATTTGATTTTGCAACCGACAACCATTTTACAGAGTTGAAGGATGCAGAAATACTTAGAGAAAGAGTTGATACTCTAAATTCTCTAGGTGATTTTGTCGGTAAATACTACTCACATGAATATGTAAGAAAGTATGTACTAAGACAAACAGAAGATGAAATTAAGATCATTGACGCTCAGATCGAACAAGAAAAAGAATCAGGCGGAAATGAAAAAGAAGATGAATTTGGTGGATTTTAGGAGTAAACCATGAGTGAAATAAGTAAACAAATAGTAGATCAAATCGCTAATAAAGAATTTAGTGATGCAAAAGATTCAATCTTTCAAGGTCTACACAAAGCAGCTGCTGATACAGTAGACATGAAAAGAGTCGAAATGTCAACAGATTGGATGAACAAAGAAAAGGAAACTGAAAAGTAATGAAAACTTTCCAACAAATGAGTAGAGAATTGTCTGAAGCAAAAATGAAATTGCCTTCTGGTCATAAAGAACTCAAAACAGAATTAGTTAAAGTTGGGAGTAAAACATACGAATTGGTCTTTTCACAAAAAGGCAGTAAAGTACATGTCTTTTTAGATGGTATGGATACAGGTGAAGAATATAGAGATTTAAAAACTGCAGAGAAAGAAACAAAAAATATCAAAGCAGTTTTAAAACAAATGGGAGAAGATTTCTCATTTGAAGAATTCAAGGAGATTTTCAATGAAACTAATATCTGAATTTAACGACTACGAAGTTTCACCAGTTATTGTAGAACAAAACGAAAAGGGCGAGAAAGAATACTTTATCGAAGGCATCTTCATGCAATCTGAAATCAAAAACAGAAACGGTAGAGTTTACCCCAAAAATATCATGGAGAAAGAAGTCAATCGTTACAGAGAACAATTCATTGACAAGAAAAGGGCATTCGGAGAGTTAGGACATCCTGAAGGCCCAACAATCAATTTAGACAGAGTATCCCATTTGATAACATCTTTAGAAGAAGATGGTAACAATTTCGTGGGAAGAGCAAAGATTTTATCAACACCCAACGGTCAGATTGTCAGAAATCTGATCAATGACGGTGCAAAACTTGGTGTATCATCTAGAGGTCTAGGTTCACTAGAACAAAAGGGTGATGCTCAATATGTAAAAGGCGATTTTCAGTTGGCAACTGCCGCTGATATCGTTGCGGATCCTTCTGCACCTGAGGCCTTCGTTGAAGGAATCATGGAAGGAGTAGAGTGGATATATGAAAATGGTATTCTAAAAGCACGAAGTGCAGAGAAAATGAGAGATGAACTCTTATCTGCAAAGAAAGTCAAATTAGAAGAAACCAAACTGAAGTTATGGAAACAGTTCGTTGAGAACTTATAACATATAAATAAATAATAGAAAACTCAAACAGGAGAAAAGTATGGCAGAGTTAGATAAAAACCTAAAAGCAATTGGAGAGGCACAACAGCCTGATTCAAATGCTGAGAAAGGTGACAAAGTAGCTCCAAAACAAGGTTCGAGTGATGCTGAATCAGTAAATGTTTCAGGTAAAGCTCCAGTCGTCAAACCTGAAGAAAATCCTGTTGACAAAGCTGTCGATGCCGTTCATAAGGCAGAAGACGAAACTAAACCTGTCAAAGATGCAGTTAACAAATTATCTGCACCTGCTGAGAAAGGTTCAAAGTTAAAAGAAGATGAAGATTCAGATGAAGTCAAACTTTCTAAAATGGAATCCATCAAGGCTGTCGTCAACACTATGAAGGATATGACTAAGGAAGAACTTCTAAAAACTTTTGGTCAAATATCAGAAGAAGAAGTTGACGAATCCTTGACTAAAGCAGAAGTCGCCAGAAAAATCGTTGAAACTTTAAAAGGTATGGACGAAGCAGATGTTGCTAAGTTCGCTGAAGGTTGGATGAAAAAAGGCGAAGAAGAGGAAGAAGAGGAAGAAGAACATGAATCAGTTAAAGAAGAAACTGAAAATTCTTCCGAAGTTGAATCTTCACTAGTTGAGATTGAAGTAGAAGACGACCTCAATGCAATCTCAGAAGCACTCGAATTATCAAAAGAGAATGCTGAGAAAGCAAGAACAATCTTTAAAGCGGCTGTTCAATCTAAAGTAAAAGAAATTAAAGAATCTTTAGAATCTCAGTATTCAGAAGAATTGAAAACCTCAGTAGAAAAAGTTAAAGCTGATCTATCAGAAGCTGTAGACAAGTATCTATCTTATTGTGCAGAAGAGTGGACGAAAGAAAACGAACTCGCAATCGAAAGAGGTTTGAGATCAGAAATGACTGAAAACTTTATCGAAGGACTAAAAACATTGTTCGTAGAACATTATGTTGATGTACCAGAAGACAAGTATGATGTTATTGATGAACTCGCAAATCGTCTCGATGAGATGGAAGCAAAACTTGACAGTGAAGTCCAAAAAAATATGGAAATAACTGAAGAGAACGACCAACTCAAAAGAGGTAACATTGTGAGACAGGCAGGTGAAGACCTAACTGAATCACAAAGAGAAAAACTAAATTCTCTATCAGAAGGAGTAGACTTCAAAGATGCAGAAGATTTCGCAGAGAAAATTTCTGAAATCAAAGAAGCTTATTTCCCTACAGAGAAAGAAACTATTGCTGAAGAAACTGTAGTAGAAGAAGGTACAGGAAGTTTTGAAGATGAAACATCTGAAAAAACTTACTCACCTGAAATGAATCAGTATCTAAAAGCGGTTTCTAAATTAAAACCACTAAGTTAATTTTAAAGGAGAAAATGTAAAATGTTCTTATCAGAAAATTTACAACAAAAGTGGCAGCCTATTCTAGAGCACTCTGATCTTCCTGAGATCAAAGACAACTACAAGAAAGCCGTTACAGCAGTTATCCTCGAAAACCAAGAGAGAGCTTTATCAGAAGACAGAGCTACTCTTTCCGAGGCTGCACCTTTAAATGCTACTGGAAGTTCTGCAATCAATAATTGGGATCCAATTTTGATCTCATTAGTGAGAAGAGCTATGCCAAATCTCGTTGCATACGACATTTGCGGTGTTCAACCAATGACAGGTCCTACAGGTCTTATCTTTGCTATGAAAGCAAGATATAACGACTATCCAACAGCTGGCCGTGAGAGTAAATCAGAAGCATTGTTTAACGAAGCTCGTTCAACATATTCTTCATCTGCTCAAACAACAACTGCTGGATTAGGTTCAGATCCTGTAAGTGATCCTTTTGATGCAACTGGTCCTGCCACCTATGCTGGTGATACAGGTTCAGGTATGTCAACAGCATCTGCCGAATCACTCGGTGATGCAGCTGGCAACCACTTTGCAGAAATGTCTTTCACAATCGAGAAAGCAACTGTCACAGCAAAATCCAGAGCACTTAAAGCTGAGTATACACTCGAATTAGCACAAGACCTCAAAGCAATCCACGGTCTTGATGCAGAATCAGAATTAGCAAATATTCTTTCATCAGAAATTCTTGCTGAAATCAACAGAGAAGTCGTTAGAGAAGTAAACCTTCAAGCAAAAACTGGCGCTTCTGCAACATCAACACCAGGCACATTCAACTTAGATGTTGATGCAAATGGTAGATGGTCTGTTGAGAAATTCAAAGGATTGTTGTTCCAAATCGAAAGAGAATCAAATGTTATCGCTAAAGAAACAAGAAGAGGTAAAGGTAACTTTATCCTTTGTTCTTCAGATGTAGCATCTGCTCTTTCAATGGCAGGCGTACTTGACTACGCTCCTGCTCTTTCAACTAACTTGAATGTTGATGACACAGGCAATACATTTGCTGGTGTTCTTAACGGTAGAGTTAAAGTATACATCGACCCATATGCTGGTGTTGATTACTTAACAGTTGGATACAGAGGAAGCAACCCTTATGATGCAGGTCTTTTCTACTGCCCATATGTTCCATTACAAATGGTCAGAGCTGTTGGTGAAAACACTTTCCAACCAAAAATCGGTTTCAAAACAAGATATGGAATGGTTCCAAACCCATTCGTAACATCTTCACCTTTGAGCGCCGTTGCAGGTGGTCGTGGAAACAACCAATACTTCAGAAAGTTAGCTGTTTCAAACATTCTGTAAGAATCTTACGATTCGAACTAAAGGGGATCTTTTTAGATCCCCTTTTTTTATGCACTAAATAATATAAATATCCTTAGGAGGGATTGTTATGTCAGAATATGCAAAAAATGTGAAAGTGTTAGAAGGACCATGGGAGAGAAGTGCTTTTCCTGATGGTGAAGAAACTACAAATGTAGTAAGTAGAACAGTGATCACACGATATGTTAAAGATGGTTATCTTTGTGAAGATGTTGTAACTAGAGAATACAAAAATGGTGATGATTACTTTGATTCAACTACAAGCAAGAGGTTAATAAAACTTGGCAACTAATATCAATAAATCCATTTTAAATAAGAACAATTTTAAACTTCTTATTGACAAAGTTCCTACAGTAGAATACTATGTACAAACTGTTTCAATACCAGGTATGCAATTTACTGAAACAGTTCAATCTGCAGGTATTGGTTTAGATGCTTATTTTCCAGGCGATAAAATTTCATTTGAAACATTATCTGTAAAGTTTTTAATAGATGAAGATTTGGAAAACTATAAAGAGATTTATGATTGGATAAATTCTATAGTTCCTATTTCTAATCCTGCTGATTATAAAAATTATACTGATACTGTTACTACTGATAGTGGTAAGTTCAGTTCTATAGAAAATGCACTCAATCAATATTCAGATATTACACTTGTATTAAACACAAACAAAAATATACCTAACAGATACTTTAGATTCTACGATTGTTTCCCACTTTCATTAGGTGGTTTAGAGTTACAATCTGGTGGAGAGAATGAACCAGTATCTTGTGAAGTGACTTTTAGATTCTCATATTACGACATAAATACCTCTAGTTAAAAACACATTTTCGTGTTATAATTATAGTATGAACTTGGATCAAATCAAAGAAATGTGGAAAGAAGATTGTGAGATAGATGATATCGAACTTGATAAATCTTCTTTAGAAATACCCAAACTACATGCAAAGTACTCAGAACTATTAACTGATAAAACTGTAGCATTAAAAAATCTACAGTTTAAATACAACATATTATTAAGAGATAAGTGGTTGTGGTATAATGCTAAGTTAGATGAAGATACCATTAAGAAATATGGTTGGAAAGATGATCCCTTTGATGGTGTTAAAGTGATGAAGAATGATATGAACTATTTCTTTAATTCAGATGAAGATTTACAAAAGATTTCTGCACAAGTTGAATATCATAAAATCACCATAGACTTTCTCAAAGAATGTATGCAGAACATTACTTGGAGACATCAAACAATTAAGAACACAATAGATTGGCGTAAATTTATGTCAGGTGCATAATGATATTAAACAAGTATATTTGGGCATTACCGAACGCCTTTAGTGAAATTGAAGTGCAAGAGATCGAAAGACTTGCCTTACAAAATGAAATACAAGATGCATTAGTTGGTGACAATCAACTTTCAGAACACGGAGAAAAACAAGAAGGAAAGTCAGTTAGTGAAATTCGTACTTCTTCTCTTAGATGGATAGAAAATCTATCGCAACCTTTAGAAGATAAAGTAGCTGATCTTGTCAATCAATGTTATTCTGATACAGGTTGGTATTGGAATATACTACATCATCAAACATGGCAATATACAGTTTATAACGAACAACCCAATCGAAAGAAAGGTGACTTCTATACATGGCATACAGATGCTGGTCCAAACACATATGCTGATGGTACAATTAGGAAATTGAGTTGTACTATTCAATTATCTAACCCTAATGAGTATGAGGGTGGACACTTTCAGTGGTTAGATGCGACTGCGGAATTTGATAGAATGCAAGATTCTCCTATCATTAATATGACAAATTCAATACAAACTATACCTTTTAGTATGAAACAAAAAGGTACTATCATATTTTTTCCGTCCTTTTTACATCATCAAGTAACACCAGTATTGAGGGGTCAAAGAAAATCATTAGTAGGATGGTTTGTAGGTCCTCCTTATGCCTAATTCTATTAAAATCACACCTGTAGATGAAGTCTTTTTGACAGTAGAGTGTGATGATGGTCTCGCAAGAGACTTATATGAATTCTTCTCTTTCACTGTACCCAATGCAAAATTCATGCCGTCTTATAGAAATAAGTTTTGGGATGGTAAAGTTAGACTTTTTTCATTGAAAACTAAAAAGATTTACATAGGTTTATTGCCTTATGTAGATGAATTCTGCAAAGAGAGGGGCTTTAAACTTGAGGGTATCAATACAGTTTTAGGTGACAAAACCAAACTTTCAGATGAAGATATAGACTACTTTGTCAAGTCACTTGACTTGCCATTTGAACCAAGAGATTATCAACTGGAAGCATTCAAATCCGTAGCGCAATATGGAAGACAACTACTTTTATCGCCAACTGCAAGTGGTAAATCTCTGATTATATATCTTATTCTTAGATGGTTTGAGGGTGAAATGAGATTTACAAATAGTTGCAAGTCTATTGTTATTGTACCCACAACTTCACTTGTAGAACAAATGGCGAAAGATTTTTCAGATTATGGTTATAAAGATAAGGTCTGTAAGATATATCACGGTCAAGAAGTCTTTGATGCACCTATTACAATCACTACATGGCAATCATTCAGTAAAGCACCAAAAGAAGTACTTCAATCATTTGATGTTGTGATTGGTGACGAAGCACACTTATTCAAAGCACAAACACTGAAAGGCATCTTAGAGAAGATGAAACATACTTCTGTAAGAGTGGGTACGACAGGTACACTAGATGGTACAGAAGTACATAGACTACAACTTGAAGGTTTATTTGGGCCTGTTAAAAGAGTTACAACCTCTGCACAACTTATAGAAGAAGGCACAATAGCTGCGATTGATATACAATGTATCATACTTCGTCATACTAAACAGTCTAAGATGAGTTACCAAGAAGAAATGGACTATCTTGTTTCTAATGAGAAACGAAATCAGTTTATAGTCAATCTTGTATCGTCTCTAAAAGGCAATACCCTAGTGTTATTTCAGTATGTAGAGAAACATGGTGAAGTTCTGTACCCTATGTTAAATGGTAGAGTAAAAGATTTACATTATGTTTACGGTGGTACTGATACAGATGATAGAGAAAAGGTCAGAGAGATCGTAGAGAAGTCTAAAGAAAGTGTCATATTAGCGTCATACGGTACATTCTCTACAGGTGTTAATATCAAACGAATCAATAACATTGTCTTTGCATCACCATCAAAGTCTCGTATAAGAAATCTACAGTCTATTGGGAGAGGTCTTAGGAAGTCAGAAGACAAAGATAATATGAGACTGTTTGATATAGCTGATGATCTACAAACAGATAACTATACTTTAAGTCACTTAAAAGAAAGAATAAATACTTATAACGGAGAGAATTTTCCCTATGAGATTATTCAGTTTGATTTAAAGTAATGGCAACACCAAGAGATTTACTACCAACAAAATACGAAGTTCTAAGATTACGAAACGGAATTGAAATCTGTGGTATGACTAGAGACACAGGTGCAAAAATTGTAATTACTTTACCTATGATCTGTAGACTTTCTGCACCATCTAGAAAAGAAACTCTAGCAACTTTCTATCCATATGCACCTTTAACTTCTGATTATAATATAGAGTTTCCTTATGATTACATTGTTCATAGAAACAATATGAACACACAATACATTCCTTTTTATGATGAAGCATCTTCTCAATGGATGTCAATGATTGAAAATAATAGTATACCATTAATTGATCCAAAAGAATTCACAAAAGCAAAAGATTATATGGATGATGTTTTACAAACAGTCATTGACGATATGAGAAAAAATCGTTTAGAAGATGAAGATCATCTTTACTATGAAGATCATTATGAAGAGTTTGAAAGATTAAAAACTCCTAAAGATAAGAAAAAGATTCATTAGGATTATTTTCTTTATAAATAATCGCCGTATAACAAGGTGTTATATCAAATTATTAATGGAGTTTATAATACTAAAATGACTGAATTGGTCGCAAAATTATCAAAGTTAAATAGAAAAAGAAAACAAGTCTCTCAAGCAGATGTGATTGAGGGATTAGAAGTAATGTTATTACTTTCAATATTCGTAACATGCACATACGCTGTTGCACCCATAATATAATGAGAAAGTTAGAAACATGGGAAAAGGAAAATCTCCTTATGGCAGCTACTCTACTTGTATTGATGAACACATTCTTAGTAGGGTTCTTTCATTTTGCTAACATAGCATGAGTGATCTAAATACTAATAAAGTATTGCAAGCAATCAATTTGTCTCCTCCTCTAAACGAAAACTTTTTTGATAAGTTAGAGAAGATGCATCCGATGAGACAGATTGTATATGCTACTATACTGCAGATTGTTGTATTTGGGTCTATGATGTTGATATTTTATCTACTACATCTATTATTAGGATAGCTTCTTAACCGCAACATAGTTATGTTAACATATGGATCTTAATCCGTAAACCTATTTTTTACAAAAAAGTTAAATCAATAAATACCTAAAAACCCCTTGTAGAAATAAGGGTTTTGGTGTATTATCCATACATGACTACAAAAAAACAAAATGAACATTATGTAAACAACAAAGAGTTTACAGAAGCAGTCGCTGAGTATTCTGAAGCAGTCCGTCTTGCAGAGACTAAAGGTAAAGATTTACCAAGAATGTCTGAGTACATAGGAGAGTGTATCTATAAGATCGCAACAAGACTATCTACTCGCCCTAATTTTATCAATTACACTTACCGAGACGAAATGATTTGTGATGCAATTGAAAACTGCATTCAATATATCGGTAACTTCAATAGAGAAAAGTCAGATAATGCATTCGCATATATTACTCAGATTTGTTATTACGCCTTTCTAAGACGAATTCAAAAAGAAAAGAAACAAGTTTATATTAAACAGAAATCTATAGAAGAGTCAGGCATTACAATGGATGCCTTCGATACCTTTGATGGAACTCATGATCCAAATCTTATCAATACCAATATTGAATGGATGCAAGATAACATGACTCGTGTTGAGTATGAACCTAGAAAGTCAAAAAGACAAAAAAAACAATCAAAACATAATTTAGAAAACTTTACAGACGAAGAATGTTAATAGCCATATTGAACGACACACATTGTGGAGTTCGTGGAGATATGATAGAAATGGCCAGATATCAAGGCCGATTCTATAACGAAATTTTCTTTCCATATCTAGACGAACACAACATCAAACACATTATTCATCTAGGTGATTACTTTGATCGTAGAAAGTTTATCAACTTTGCTTCTATGAAAGCGAACATCAAACACTTCATAGAACCTATGACAGAAAGAGGCATTACTATGGACCTCATCATAGGAAATCACGACACTTATTATAAGAACACTAATGATGTGAATGCACCTGAGTTGTTATTGTACAATCAACCTAATGTAAATGTTATCGCAGAATGTAAAGTCAAAGAGTATGATGGATTTAATATCGCACTTGTACCTTGGATTAATAATGAGAACTATGCAGACTCAGTTGAGTTTTTACAATCTGCAAATGCATCATGGTGTATGGGACACTTTGAGTTTGAAGGTGCGGTTATGCAACCTGGTATGACCTGTCAACATGGTTTAGATCACTCATATGTGAAGAGATTCGATAAAGTACTCAGTGGACATTTTCATCATAAGTCAGAGTTTGCAAATGTTAGATATCTAGGATCACAAATGCAGTTCACTTGGTCAGACTTTGGTGATAACAAATACTTTCATATATTCAATACAGAGACACAAGAGATTACACCTGTAATTAATCCACTTACAATGTTTGAAAAGGTGTTCTATGATGATACAAACGAAACTTTTGAAACTATTAGTAATAAAGATTATTCAAATGTAACAGGAAAGTTTACTAAGATTATTGTAGTTAATAAAGATAATCCATACTGGTTTGATACATTCTTAGATAAAGTGCATGGTAATACTCCACTTCATGTATCAGTGGTAGATGATAATAAACACATGGACTGGTTGAATGACGAAGACATGGGTGAAGTTGAAGACACGCTCACCATTTTAACCAAGTATATTGATGGTTTAGATATACAAGGAAAGAAAAAACCACTTTCAGAATTAATGACCTCATTATACCATGAAGCACTTGATGAACATAATTACTTATGATAGTATTTAAAAAAGTTAGATATAAAAACTTATTGTCTTCTGGCAATAAGTTTACAGAAATACAATTAGACAAACATCAAACAACCTTAATTCTAGGTGAAAATGGTGCAGGTAAGTCTACATTACTTGATGCAATGTGTTTCGCACTTTATGGCAAAGGTTTTCGTAATCTTAAAAAAGAACTACTTATTAATTCAATTAATCAAAAAGAACTTCTAGTAGAACTAGAGTTTTCTATTGGCAAAAAAACTTATAAAGTTATTCGTGGTGCAAAACCAAATAGATTTGAGTTGTACTTGAATAATACTTTAATCAACCAAGATGCAACTATGAGAGACTATCAGGAACATTTAGAGAAGAACATTCTCAAAATGAGTTATAGATCGTTTACTCAGATTGCTATTTTGGGTTCTGCAAACTTCACACCTTTCATGCAACTTCGTGCTGTAGAAAGAAGAAGACTTGTAGAAGACCTACTAGATATCTCAATCTTTAGTACAATGGGAGACATTCTAAAGAAAAGGATTTCTAGTCACAACATTGAAGTGAAAGAAACTAATCATGAAATCGATATTCTGGAAGAAAGAATCAGCGGTCTTAATGAACAACTTAATGCACTCCGTGAGAATCGTGAACAGAAACTTAAAAAGTTTGAAGGGACTGTTGATGAAACAAATAAAAACATTGACTCACTCATGGAGAGAATAAATGAAAAGACGAAAGATGTGGTGGAGAAAAAATCCACTATCAAGGATATCGATCCTCAAAAAGATCGACTTAAACAAGCAGTGGAGTTGGAGAGAAAGCTCTCGGAAAATTATTCTAAAGCACGGAAGCAAATAGAATTCTACGAATCAAATGATGAATGTCCAACATGTAAACAAGGTTTAGATGAAGAACATAAGAAATCTCATATCAAAGAGATTAACGATAAAGCAATTGAGTTTCAACATGCCATGGAACAAATATCAGAAACGATAAATGAGGCAAAAAATAGACTAGAAGAAATTCAACAAGTACAGGATGAAATTGATACAATACAAAAGAAGATTGGTATACTTCAAACTGAGATTATATCCAATCAAAAGTTCATTCAAAAGATTCAGAAAGAAATAGAAGACTTGAAGAATGAACAAAGTGGCAATTCTAATGTACAAGAGAGAATAGATGATAGTGAAGATAAGTTGGATATCTTACATAAAAAGAAAAAAAACTTAGTTGAACAAGGACATTATTTCGAAATAGGTCAGATGTTACTAAGAGATCAAGGCGTCAAACAGAAGATCATCAAACAGTATGTTCCTATTATGAACAAGTTGATCAATAAGTACCTTGCATCTTTAGAGTTCTATGTTGGGTTTGAATTAAATGAGGCATTCGAAGAGACTATCAAGTCCAGATTCAGAGACGAATTCAAGTATGATAACTTCTCACAAGGTGAAAAGATGAGAATCGACCTTGCACTTCTATTCACATGGAGAGCAGTTGCAAGAATGAAGAACTCAGTAAACACCAATCTATTGATATTAGACGAAGTATTTGATTCATCACTTGACACACAAGGAACAGACGACTTCTTAAAATTATTAAACACCTTGACAGAAAAGACAAATGCATTTATTATAAGTCATAAAGGAGATGCTCTGTATGACAAATTCAATGATACCATTAGATTTGAGAAGTATAAAAATTTCTCTAGGGTTGCAGAGACATAAATAGTAGTATGAAAAGTTTTTCAGAGTTCAATAATATACCAACCAAGTTAGACTTACCGAAAGTTCAACTTCGTGAGTTAACAGTTTCTCCATACTACACACAAAGAGGTCAAGCGAACCCATACTACGACCTAGACATTAAATTAGATGTAGTACAACAAACAGTAGGCAAAGGTGAGATTAAATTTAGAAATGTTGAGAACCCTAGTGGTCAAGAACTATTATCAATCGGTAATGGAAAGTATTTCTTTCAAATAGAACTAGACGGAAAAGAAACACCTTACTATGTCAGAACAACCAAGTCTGCAGTTAAAAGTCATTTTGGTATGAAACAAAGAAAAAATTCTACTGCTTCTTCAAATGTCAATGAATTATTAACTGTATATTTTCTTTTGCACACAAATGAATTAAAAATGGATGCTAAAGAATGGGAGTTAACAGTTACCAAAAAGAGTGGCGCTACAGGTGTTTTACTTGGTGATGGTGGCAAACTTACTTACGATCAATTGATATCTTTATTAGATGAAGATGAAACTGCTGAAAGAGACATAAAAATTGGTATGTCAAATGCAGTTGCTGTGTTAAATGATCTTGCAGGTAGTTCTATAAAGAATGTCTACTGGACACCTAGAGCAAAACCAGGTGGTATAAGTAAGAATAATCCTTCAGATGTAATAGTAGAAACTGATGCAGGTTTCATAGGATATTCAAACAAGATATCTGCTGGAAAAGATATGACTCCTAAAATGAATGCATCTATTGTTGCTCAGTTTGAAAAACTAGGAGATAGTAGACAAATCAAAACAATTCAGAATTTTATAGACAACTCCTTGGACTTTGCTATATCTAACATTAAAGATAAGACAGTTAAAAAAGAAGTTGTTGTAAAATTTCAATCAGCTTTACATAGAGACAAATACACTGAAAGCGGTTCTAAGAAAAACTTTCATGCATTAGGAGTATTATTTACTACAAACAATCTTAATTTTTATGCAGACGATTTTTACTATCCTTTCAGAAACAATCTTATTTCTCTAGTATCTAAACATTTTAGTAATTCTACAAACTTATTGTACATGTTGAACACAATGGGATACTACACATATCCAGATGCGAACTCTACTCCATGTCCATACAAATTATTAATAGGTTCAGAAAGTAAATCAACAATCAAAGATGTTGGTTCAAACGAAGAACTGAGAGCATTATTTTTAAACAAAGACGCCAGAAAATTGACAGGTATTAAAGTTGACTATACACAAGGTCAACAATCGTTTAGAGTTTCTTTTACATTCAATAGAAAAAGTTATACATTGCCCATAACACTAAGAACAAGAAGTGCTGGTGGTTGGGCAGGAAAAGCACTATACATGTCATCATCAGGAATAATATAATGTATCAATTAGTAGAAGAAGCAAGTAAAGTATTACGAACACCACCAGAGTTATTTGACTTTGAGAAAGACGGAGATAAGGCACAAGAGATTGCCGATAAGATGTCTGAAGCAATGATCAAGTTTGGTGGTATAGGATTGTCTGCAAATCAGGTAGGTTTGAATTATAGAATGTTTGTGATGAAAACAGAAGATAAGGGCATCGTACCTTTCTTCAATCCAGAACTCACAAGAGTATCACAAGATACTGATATGATGAAAGAGGGTTGTTTATCATTTCCAGATATCTATTTAATGATTACTAGATCAAAAGTGATTGAACTTAAGTATCAAGATGTAAAGGGCGAAGAACATACACTTATGTTGAATGGACTTGCAGCTAGATGTGTACAACATGAAATAGATCACTTAAACGGAATACTGTTTTTACAAAGAGCCTCTAGATTGAAACTTGAGAGAGCATTGAAAGCAAGACCAAAAGAACAAAAGAAAAGAATTGAATTTGAAAAAAGAATGGCAATTGCCAAATATCTTAAAAAGATAGAAGATGAAAAGGCACAAAAGAATGAATCAAAAAGTGAAGTTCCAGATCCTGTCAGTGAAACAATCACTGAGTCTACAGGAAGCTAAATCTGTAATAGATTACCATATTGCAAATAAACATCTTAGATCGATAGGTGACGGTTCGGATTATCGTGCAATCAACAAAATTCATATAAAGAAACTTCACATTAGAGACATACTTAACCGATTGGAACAGATTGCAATCGGCGAAATTAAAAAACATACAGACGATACAGTATTCACCGAAATGTGTAATATAACTGAATGGTCTATCGGTGGTGTTCAAGAACCACATACAGATTTATATTCATCACATGAACTAAGAAATGAGGTCGAAAATGACGGTTCTCGTGCATGGACAGCAATCATATATCTAAATACTAATTATCGTGGTGGTAGAACATACTTTCCAAAATCTCAATACAATCCAGTAGAATACATACATAATCCACAACCACAGGAGATGATTCTCTTTGAAGGCATACATCATTTACACGGTGTAGAAAAAGTTCGTGGCAACAGTCGTCATACTATTGCAATCTGGTTCACCAAAAATCCTAAAAAGATAATGACTGATTTGATCACAGAGGATTTAAGTTTAGATCAAATTTCATTGAGATATCCTAAATGATAGATTTTTATGATGGCAATATCAACTCATTACTCGAATGGATAAAAACAGGCAAATACGAAACAGAAAATGCACCTGAACCATATTGGTCTTGGGTCTATGAAAGGTTGCCTGTAAAGTCAAACATTACACATGGTGTAGGGAAAATGAATGAACAATCTCCATATTTTGGTGATTGGTCTATACCATATCCACATGTACATACACGAAGTATGAAGTGGGATTCAAGAGTCTTCACCATTCTCACATATCTTGTTGCACCAGAAAAGGGTGGTGAGTTTGCATTAGGCGGTTTAAGTCCTAATGATCCATATCAAGATATCACAATCAAACCTGGACTTACCATAGGTTCTTATGCAAATGTATGGCATGGGGTAAGACCAGTTCTTAAAGGCGAAAGAATCGTACTATTTACGATAGGTCATCCCTAAACCATTGATCCTATAAGGTTTTTTAGGGGTTGACAATAGACCTCTTTTTTTGTTATCCTATTCACATGATGAGAAATAAAAAAGGAGATATAAATGTCACATCCAAATAATCAAGCACTTGCAGACAGAGCTGTAGATGATGCAGTAGAACTGGTTGCAAGTTTCAGTGATAATAAAGTAAAACAAGTTCTTCACCTTAACTATGGAGTTAGGGATGGTGATAGAGACGACCTAATAGAATTCATTGCAAATGATTTCTTCTACGACTACATGAATGCCCCTACACCAGTTGGTTGATAGGGGTTGACAATAGACCACATTTTTTGATACCATTATATTATGAATGAGAATCTAAGAACACAAAAAGACAATCTTGCCAAATTAATGGCAACTGAAAATTTAACAATCGTGCATAGGAAAGTTCCTACTGCATACTTTGATATTAAGAATAGGGTACTTTGTTGTCCAATCCTCAAAGATGACCTTTCTCCTTATCTCTATGACTTATTCATGGGTCATGAGGTTGGACACGCCCTACACACTCCATTAGAAGGACTTCACTCCACTATTAAAGAAAACAGAACACTTAAAGGTTATCTTAATGTTATAGAAGATGTTAGAATTGAAAGAAAGATTAGAGACAAATTTTCAGGTCTTAGAAAGTCTTTCTTTAAGGCATACAATGAACTTATGGATATTGACTTCTTTGGAATTAAAAACAGAAACATACAAGAACTGTCTCTTATCGATAAGATTAACCTGATCACAAAAGTTGGTTCTAGAGTTAACATCAAATTAACAGACGAAGAACAAGTCTTCTTAGATAAGGCACTTGCTGTTGATACATGGGAAGATGTAGTATCAGTTGCACAAGAAATTTATGAGTGGTCAAAAGAGAATGAGACCAGAGACGAAAATGATGAATCAATCAAAACTTTGATGGACAATTTAGAGATCGAAGAAGATGATGAAGTTGATCTAGGTGAAGAAGATTATCCTTTTGAACCATACACTGGTGAAGAAGATGAAGATTACGAAGATGATGAAGATGTAGAAGACTACTTTAACGATCCTGATGATACTCTTCCAGATTTAGATGAAGAATTAAAAGAAACTGGTTCAATTCAAAACGATAGAAGTGGCGGTAAATATGACGATAAAGATGGCGCTAGAGAGTCATTAACAGAACATAATGCTCATAACAATGAAGATATGTTCCAATCAGAAGACAATCACATTAGAGTTCAAAAAGATTTAAAAGAATTTTTCAACTCAGACTTCATGAAAAATAATGAATTTGTTGTCTCATATAAAACTCTTTTAAAAGACCTTGATGAGTGGTTTGCGGAAAAAGAAAACAGAACTTACAATTCCTCTTACGACATGAAAGACATTCAGAGATTAGCGCTTGTTACTGCCAAAAAATTAGAAAACAGAAACAAAAAGTTAGTCATGCATATGGCAAAAGAATTTGAAATGAGACAGACTGCCTTGAGAAGTGTCAAGGCACTTACTGGTAAAACTGGTCAACTTGATATGAATAGACTTGCCAAGTATCAGATTGTTGATGATGTATTTAAAAGGGTTACTTATCTTCCAGATGGTAAGAATCATGGTGTCAATGTTTTAGTTGATTGGTCTGGTTCAATATCAAGGGAAGTTTGTGATCTCTTAGAACAAGCTATCATTCTTACAATGTTCTGTAGAAAAACAAATATACCACACAGAGTTTATCTTTTCTCAGATCAGTATTTAAAAGGTTTTGATGATTATTCGGGAAGAGGTTTAGAGTGTTTAGTAGAATTGTTCTCAGATAAACAATCAAACAAAGACTTCTACAGTGTGTTAAAACTTGTTTCTCATATCTGGAACAATTTTAGATTCGACAATGCTTCTTGGAGAGGCATTGATAAATTCTTAGATCAATGGAAAACTTGGTACAACGAAGACTTCAAAGGTTATACAGACGATAGATGGTTACAAATTCCATTTAATTATACTTTGCCTAATAGTTTAAGTCTTGGTGGTACACCTCTTAACGGCGCTTTGATCTACATGAGAAAACTTCTTCCAGAGTTCAACAAAAACTACAGCATTGAGAAGTCAATTTTGACAGTGATTACTGATGGTGAAAGTCATGAATCTCCAATACTGAAAAATACAGACGAAGAAACTAAACAAATTAACGAACAAATAGATCCAAATGATCAGTATTCTTATAGAACTAGACAGAAAAGCGAACTTATTGATCCATATAACAGAAGAGTTTATCTAGTATCTAGTAATGGGTATTACAATTTTGCAAGAACACAAAACCTATTAGAGTGGGTTTCTGACTCATGTAATACAATCAATACAGGTTATTTCATAATTAGTAAAAAAAATGAAGCAATAGACATACTAGAAAAATCAGGTGTGCCTGGTGGTTATAGAACTCATGAGAACGATTGGACAGATATTAGAAAGTTTGGTAAAGTTTACTCAGTCAAGGGTTACAACAAACTGTTTATCACTACTTCAAATAATTTATCAGTGCAAGGTGATGACGAACTGGACAACGATCTAATTGATGCCACAAAGGCAAAAATAAGAGGCGCTTTTCTGAAAAATCAGAGAGGCAAAGTAACTTCAAGATTTTTAACTAATGAGTTTATTAAGGAGATAGCATAATGGAAACATTAAAAGTAGATATGGATTATCATTGGGGAGGACCAAATGAGTACAGTAAATTTGCAGATGCAATTGCTGAAATAGGTCCAAGTCCGTGTATGAAGTTCGATTGTGAAAGAAAAAAAGCATGTGCGGAAGAAGGAGTTGAATGCAAGGCATTCAGATTTTGGGTCAATAATGGTTCATTGTCAACGATAAGAAAGGTCAATGGCAAGAAAACCGAAGTATCCATTGAAGAGGATTGCACAAGAATTTTAAGAATTTGTGAATAAAAAGGTTGACAGTAGGTACACTTTTTTGATAGGATGGACACATGATGAGAAATAAGAAAAACAAAGGAGGCTGCTTATGACTTTATCCGTAGGTGATACTGTGACCATTAATGGTCAGAATATCAAACTTCAAGCCAACAAGATTGAGTTCTTACAAGAACTATCTAAGGCATATCCAGACCAAACGGTCTTTTCAAAGGAAGAACTAGATAATTTTGGTTCTACTCCTTATTGGGTTTACTCTAAAAAATATCCTTTTAGGGCAGACAAAGATGCAACCATTTTTGATTTAACGCCACTCATGTCTAGTGGTTATAAATCAGTGCCAGTTCCAAAGGCAAAGATGTCTGTTGTAATTCCTGCAAAAAAACCCTCAAATATGCCAGTCGCTGCTCAGACTGAAACACTTAATGTCTTAGAAGACAATGTTAAAATTGTTCCAGAAAAGATGTCTAACTATGTTCCATTTGGTCACTTCAAAGATGTAGAGAATATCATCAACTCTAAGATATTCTTTCCAGTTTTTGTAACTGGTCTTTCAGGCAATGGTAAGACACTTATGATCGAACAAGTATGTGCTAAGTTGAAGAGAGAACTCTATAGAGTTAATATCACTATTGAAACAGATGAAGACGATCTAATGGGTGGTCATACTCTGGTCAATGGCAATATTGAGTTTAGAGAAGGTCCTGTTATCAAGGCAATGAGAAAAGGCGCTGTACTTCTCTTAGACGAAGTTGATCTTGGTTCTAACAAACTTATGTGTCTACAGTCAGTTCTTGAAGGTAAAGGATATCTGATTAAGAAAACTGGTGAGTGGGTAACTCCTAAAGAAGGTTTCACTATTCTTGCTACTGCAAACACTAAAGGTCAAGGTTCAGAAGATGGTAAGTTCATTGGAACTCAGATCATGAACGAAGCGATGTTAGAAAGGTTTGCGATCACTATGCAACAAGAATATCCACCAGTCAACATTGAGAGAAAAATTCTCTCTAAAGAAATGGAGTTGACTGGCGATGTTGATTCAGATTTCGTTGAGAAACTTGTCGATTGGGCAGACATTATCAGAAAGACCTACTACGAGGGTGCGATTGATGATGTTATCACAACAAGAAGACTTGTTCACATTGTCAATGCATTCAGAATGTTTGGCGACAAACTTAAGTCTATTCAAATGTGTATCTCAAGGTTTGATGAAGAAACCAGAAATGCAGTTCTAGACCTCTATTCTAAAATAGATTCTGGAGTTGATCTGAATTCAGAAAACCCTGTTGACGAAAAATCTAATTCAGATTATAATGATCAAGATGAGTATATTTAAGAAAAAAATTGATTACAAATATAATGAGGACAATCTCTTAAAAGAATTGGCCTCTTATATTGACCGAACTTATGATCAACATTACTCACTAAACAAATACCAGTCCACTGAATTTATTATTGACAGTGGACATGGCGAGGGTTTTTGTATCGGCAATATTATGAAATATGCACAACGATACGGAAAGAAAGGTGGAAAGAATAGAGCAGACTTACTAAAAGTTCTGCACTATGCTTTGTTTATGTTACATGTACACGATAAACAGGAGGCTGAAAAGTGATGAAAATTAGTAACGACACACGGAATATCCTAAAGAACTTTTCTACTATCAATAGTGGAATCAAAGTGAAAGAGGGTAACAAGTTAGAGACAATCTCTAATATGAAAAATATACTTGCAGTTGCAACTGTAAGTGAAGACTTCCCAAAAGAGTTTTCAATCTATAATCTAAATGAATTCTTAGGTGCAACATCTTTGATGCAAGATCCAGAATTTCAATTTGGTGATGTAAGTTTGACTATTGCAGATAGCAATTCTGCTATGTCTTACTTCTATGCAAGTGATGGAATGGTAACTTCACCTGAGAAGATGGTAACAATGCCAGACTCAGAAGTCAAAATTGATATCTCATCACAACTGCTATCTGATCTAAATAAAGCAGCTAGTGTTCTAGGTGTAAACGATTTAGTCTTAGAAAGTGATGGTACTAAAATGACACTCACCGTAAAAGATAAGAAGAATGCTACATCTAATACATTCTCTAGGATTGTAGGTGAAGGAAATGGTGTGAAGTTCACATTTAATTTCAAAATTGAAAATCTAAAAATCTTAGATGGTAACTATGAAGTGTTTGTTTCTTCAAAAGGAATCTCAAACTTCAAAAACAAAGATGTAGATTTAGAGTATTTTATTGCACTGGAACCAGATTCAAAATACAATGTGTAACATATATATTAAGTGTGTGAGTAAAGTTCCAGTCTCTGCTCTACTCTCGGGAGTGACTCAATCTCATCATCTTAGGGTGAGTCACACTCAGAACTCGGTGGGGAGTTCTGTCTTATGAAAAACGAATTTTTATTCGTAGAAAAGTATCGTCCTCAAACAATTGAGGACACGATACTTCCTAAATCAATCAAAGACACTTTCAAAGAATTTGTAAAACAAAATGAGATTCCTAATCTCATGTTGTGTGGTTCTGCAGGTGTCGGTAAAACAACAATCGCAAAGGCACTTTGTAATGAGTTAGGTGCAGACTTCATTGTGATCAATGGTTCAGATGAAGGCAGACTTATAGATACACTCAGAACAAAGATCAAAAACTTTGCATCAACTGTTTCTCTTAGTGGTGGTCCGAAAGTAGTTATACTTGACGAAGCAGATTACATATCTGCTGACTCAGTACAACCTGCTCTTCGAGGATTTATCGAAGAGTTTAGTTCTAACTGTAGATTTTTCTTTACTTGTAATTACAAGAACAGAATTATTGAACCTCTACATTCTCGAACAACCGTTATTGACTTTTCTCTAACACCTAAAGACAAACAATTACTTGCAGGACAGTTTCTTACAAGACTCATATACATCTGTAAAGAAGAGAACATTAAGTATGATCATAAAGTTCTTGCAGAACTTATACTCAAGTTCTTTCCAGATTTTCGTAGGTGTTTAAATGAAGTTCAAAGATATGGTGTAAGTGGTGTAATTGATAGTGGTTTATTATCAACTCTATCAGAAGAAAAACTAACACCACTTATCGATATGATAAAAGATAAAAATTGGTCAGGTATGAGAAAGTGGGTTGCACAAAACTCAGACAATGATTTCAATACATTGTTTAGAAAAATATTTGATGCACTTGAGAGTAGATTAGAACCTTCAAGTATACCTGCTTGTGTTTTACTGATTGCAGACTATCAACACAAGGCTGCATTCGCAATGGATTCTGAGATAAACTTTGTTGCTTGTTTGACAGAGATTATGTCTGAATGTAAATTTAAAGGAGACTGATATGGGACAATATGATGATAGAGTAAACAGACAACGACTTCTTTTAGAAGCAGAAAAGTGGGCAAAAGAAGTTGATGGTATACATGCACATTCAATCAGCAGTATGTGGTACGATACAAGACCACAAGATACCGAAGATGGTAAAGGTGTTATTGATGTACAGTATAACAGTGGTCTCATCAAAAGAACTTGTGATGATGGTGCAGTCGTTTACTTTGGGGAAGAACTCAAAGGTGATGATCTTGTTGCAGAATATACAAGAAGAAAAGTACCGTCTGAAGCAATGAAAATAATTAGATAATGACTAAACGAAATCCTTTTGATTTTGTAAAGTCAGTCTCTTATGACAAAAAAGATATCATGGTTGATGATATCGAAGAGAAATCATATCAACCATTTTTAACTAACAAAGCATTATCTTATCACCAAGATTCAATCTTTTTCACAAATGAAATGAATGTTAGGCATAGTCTGGATAATCGTCTTCAATACTCTTTTTATCTAAATACCCTTAGAAAAAGGCAAAGATTTTCTACATGGAATAAACCATATATTAGTAAAAAACTTGATGCCATACGAGAGTATTATCAGATAAGCACCAGAGAAGCTAAAGATTATGAAAATTTATTATCTGATAAACAGTATCGTGAATTGAAAAAGAGAATGAATACTGGTGGAAGTAATGAATGAAATAGAATCACAAGTTGCAGATTTAGTAGAAATCACCTTTGAAAAGGAAGATGATTTTTTAAAGATCAGAGAAACCCTATCCAGAATAGGCGTCGCTTCAAGAAAAGAACAAGAATTATATCAATCATGTCACATATTGCACAAGCGTGGAAGATACTACATTGTGCATTTCAAAGAACTCTTTAGGTTGGATGGTAAACCCACCAACATAGATGAAAACGATATTGCAAGAAGAAATACGATAGTATCTCTTTTAGAGCAATGGAGTTTAGTTAAAGTGGTAGATTCTTCTAAGATAGTGGAACCAAAAGCACCATTATCTCAGATTAAAATTATACCACATAAAGAGAAGAATCAATGGAATTTAATTACTAAATACTCCATTGGTACCAATAAATCATAATTATTTGATTTTAAAAAAGGAGGAAAATTATGTTTCAAGGCATAATCGACTTCGTTATGGGAATCTGGAATTTATTAATGATAGTTCCAGTTGTTATATCAATTTGTAGTGTTATTGTCGCTATGACTCCAACACCACATGATGATAAACTATGGGCGAAAGTCTATAAGTGGTTAGAAGTTCTAGCCCTTGCTATTGGTAAAGCAAAAGACAAGAACCCAATGTTAGATAAATAACTTAATATAAAGTTAGGAGTAAAATATGGACTTTGTAATATTTGTTGTTATTGTTGCTGTGATCGCCTTCTTTGTTTATAAAAAAGACAAAGGACCAAAGAGTACTGTTACTGTATCAGTTGATAGAGATAGTGACTCTGTAGTTTCAAAGGCTGAACTTAAGAAATTAACTAAAGTTCAGTTAATAGAAATGGCGGATAAAAAGAATCTGAATGTTAAAAAATCAGGTTCAAAAGCAGATGTGATTAACGAAATCCATTCTCAACTTAAGTAACTAACAACTAACTTGACCTAAAAAGGGGAACTCTGTTCCCCTTTTTTTATAAATAGAAGAGTATGGAATTTGTATTTGAATTAATAACTGAATTGGGATTTCCTGTTGCTATAGGTATAACAATGGGAGTTTTTATATTTGTTATTATTAAACAAATCCTACAAGGTATAGTTGATAGCATCGAGACACTTACCATGTTCTGTAAGTCACTAGAGAATCGTGCAAGAACCATGTCAAACGAAATGATAAAGATTGACATGTTGGTATCGTCTGCATTGGAACTAAGACCTGATATTGAGAGAGTTGCTCGTGCAGAGAACTTTATCGAAGATGGTAAACTAGATGTGAGAAGAGATTGATGGAAGAATTGAATATTATTGATCTAGTTTCACAATATGGATTTCCAATTGTTATGGCAGTTGGTCTAGGATACTTTATATACTATGTGTGGTGGTTCATTGGTGAACACATAGAGCCTCAAATTGAAAAGATGCACTTTGCATTGATAAGAGTTATAGATCAAACACGAATGTTAGACCAAGACCTTATCCGTTTACAACAGAAAGTTGATGTTGTATTAGAATACAGAGAGAACGAGAAGAAGAGGGCTACAAAAACCAATGAAGAAAATAATACTTCTTAGTCTACTAACACTACCAGTTTTAGCAGACGAGATAAAATTTGGATTTAAGAATCCATCGTTTAGTGGTGTCGGTACAGGCGCACATTATCTTACAATCGAAAACCAAGAACACTCTCGGAAGAAAGCAATCGAAGATGCTCTAGAGTCTGCAAGAAAGGCTGCTGAAAGAGAAGCCGAGAATACAACCCTTTCAAAATTTATACGAAACTTAGAGAGTAGAATCTACGCTCAGTTTGCAAAACAACTTGTAGAGTCAATGTTTGCAAATGATAATCCTGCTGGGTTCGGTTCGTTTGTTTTAGAAGGTAACACCATTACATGGGAAGTTATAACAGATGAAAGTGGTACAGAATTTATTCGTCTGATTGTTGTTGCAGAAGATGGCACAACAACAGAAGTTGTAATACCAGTTGGCACTGGTAACTTTGCACAAGATCCTGATACGCCAGGAGACGGATAATGCTTAGAGTTCTACTTGCACTCACACTTATGATTAGTGGTTGTGCATCAATTCCAAGATACTCAGATGATCCTCAGGAGTGTAATCCTGCAACATGGGGTCCAGAGTATGACCATGATCTATGGAATTATGCAAAGGCAGCAGGCAGAACTTTTGAAAGAGCAATACCATTCATATGTAAAGATGAAGCAGAAGTAGTAAGACTTCCATCTTATGTTCAACTTTTAGAACTGCCACCTGCAGAAGAACAACCTGTAGTTGCAGTTTATAATTTCTTAGATAAAACAGGTCAAAGAAAATCTGTAGATAACATTGCATCATTCTCAACAGCAGTTACACAAGGTGGTGTTGAAATGGTAATTGATGCATTAAAAACGGCAGGTCAAGGTAAATGGTTTAGAGTTGTAGAAAGAAATGGTATTGATGCTCTGATTAGAGAAAGACAGATCATTCGTTCTGCAAGACAAGAATATGCAGCTGCTACGAATACAGAGGCAGAGGGCATACAACCACTTCTATTCGCAGGTATTATAATAGAAGGTGGTATTATAGGTTATGACACCAACCTATTGACAGGAGGTCGAGGCGCAAGATATCTTGGCATAGGTGGTGCAAGACAGTATCGTAAAGATGCTGTTACAATCTCCATGAGAGCAATATCTGTTCTCACTGGAGAAGTTTTATTGAATGTACAAACTCGAAAGACTGTACTAAGTTATGGTTCTTCTGGAGATGTTTTCAGATTCATTGAAGAAGGAACAGAGTTAGTAGAGTATGAAAGTGGAGTTGGAAATAATGAGTCAGTGACTTACGCCACACGAACAGCGATTGAAGCTGCCGTGTTGGAATTAATATACCAAGGACACCATAGGGGTTTTTGGAAAATAGAGGGGTATAACGAAAATGAATAAACTAATTAGTTTAATTATATTATTGTCGACATCATTCGTTTTCGCACAGGCCACTGATGACAACGAAATTAAGATCACACAAACAGGTGATACTCTAAAACTATACATCGATCAAATCGGTTTTGGAAACAAAGTCGGTGGGGACGATGCAAGTGGTGGAACTTTAAGTTCAATGTCTATAACTGGTGCAACACTTGATTTCAACTTAGATTTCACTGGAGACCAAAACATTTTATTTGGGCCAGTTGTTGCAGACAGTTCATATTACATAATCGATATAACAGGAGACTCTAACGAGATAGACTGGAACATCGGATATGTCGGTAGCGCTGATAGTTCAAACATAAACTTTGATATCACAGGTGATTCAAACACCTTTGATTTAGATCAAGGTTATGTTTACAGTGCAGAAAGACTTGATGCCGATCTCATATTAATTGGAAGTTCTAATGTTTTTGACATTGATTGGGAAGCAGATGACCTTATATGGACATTTGATGTAACAGGCAGTTCTAATAATATCAATACACTACAGAATGACGGTGCAGGTAAAATTGATTTTACCTTAGACGGAGACAGTGCTGATGTAGATATCACTCAGATATCTGGTACTTGTTCACCATCTAATGCAGCTTGTTCATCACCTAATGGTGTTATTGTTTTAGATGTAACTAGTGATAATGCAATCATTCAACTTACACAAAAAGATTCGACTACCGATTCTTAATTTTTTATTACTCAGTGGGGTTGCTTTCGGCAACCCCATTGGTGATATCGTAGAGTCAACAGGTATTGGCTCAATCACTCGAAATTCAGAAGATGTGGGCAACAATGTTGGTTTAGAAATTCTACTGAAAGACGAAGCAAGAACTCAACAAGGTCGTATGAAGATTGTCTTCTTAGACAACGAAGTATTAGATATGACCGAAGGAACATACGCTTACATAGATGAGGCGTATTATGATCCAGACCCAAATTTATCCAAGATGTCAATACGAATGGTGCAAGGTACAGCACGATTCACATCAGGTGCAGGTTTACGAATCAACAAAGCAAATGTAGATGTATCAACACCTACAGCACAAATCACAATCAAAGGTACAGACTTCACAACCTCTATTGATGAGATTGGAAGATCACTCATCATTCTTTTACCAGACGAAGATGGTAATGCATCTGGCATTATAGAAGTATCAAACAATATGGGAACAATTACACTAGATGAAGCATATCAAGCAACAATGGTATCATCTTTAGATGCATCACCCACATCACCTGTGACGATTGCAAACATAACACCAGGTATGATTGACAATATGTTCATTGTAAATCCACCTTCAGAGATCAAGCGGGCAATGGATGATCAGAGAGCAAACGAACAGAATGGTGATCAAGGCATACTTGATGTTGACTTCTTAGCATTCAACGAACTCGAACAAGATGCACTAAAAGATTCAGAAGAAGATTTAGAGTTCTCAGAGTTAGACATAGATATGTTAGGTGTAGACTTTCTTACTGATCTCTTAGATGTTGTAGAAGAACTTACAAAGACTACAGTAACACTTGCAGATGCACAAGCAGACACAGGTGGTGGAACAGTTACACTCAAAGGTGCCGCTATAGGTTTCAACAGTGATTCACAATACAACATCTTTGTACAAGACGGAGACTTATACTTCTATCGTAATGTGAATGGTGTTATTGAAATTATAGTTGCAAATGGTAATTCTGGTTATATAAACACGACAGTAGAAGGCTACTCAGGTAGAATAGACTTCGGTACAGGTGACCCAACAATAGAGATTATAATCAATCAATCTAACTAAATACCAACAGGAGGTAATTTTATGGAATTACTATCAAAACTTGTTGATTGGCACAAGGGTAAAACACACCACTTTCAATCAGCACTTAGATTAGATGATTATCACATGATGTGGATATCTTTTATGAAAGGAGTTATTTTAGTATTATTACTTCAATGGATATTTTAGAAAAAACTAAAAAATCAAACGACAAGCCACTCTTATGGATAGGGTGGCTTGTTTTACTATCTTATTGTTCGTTTGCTTTTGCAGACGACAATGAAATCACCATTCTACAAGAGGGTGATAACTTTTCTTTATCTGTTGTTCAGACAGGTTATAGCAATATCATTAAACAATGGTCATCAACAGAAGGAATAGATGGTGCAGACAATACTATTTCTATTGCACAAAATAAAAACTATGGTAGTTCTACCGATAAAAACATCATAGAAATTCGCAGAGTATGGGGAACAGGTAACGACCTAAAACTTGCTCAAGGATATATCATCAATGCAGACGGAAGTTTTTCTGTTGATAATGATGAGTATGGTGATACCTTTGTTCATGTAAATGTCACTGGTGATTACAACGATATAGAAATGACTCAACGAACAAATAGTACTTCTTCAGGTCATTGGTATGGGTTACATCTCGAAGGTGATTACAATGATATAACTACCAATCAAAGAGAAGGTGGTGCTCATACATTAGATTTAGATATTTTCAATGATTATAATATTGTTGATGTTGTTCAAAAAAATAGTGGAAGTCATTATGCATGGATAAGACTTGACGGAACATACGGAACTGATATAACACTTGAGCAAAATTCTACAACTGGTCAAACATATTCAATTCAACAAAACTGTTACACAGTCGGTGGTTGTTCAGTCTCAGTAACACAAAACTAATGTACTCTTGGAAAACAGTATTAGTAACTATTGGTCTTCTAGTCGGTCTCAAAATATGGTCACCCTATATTGTTGAGAACATTCAATGGTCATGGTTTGACTTTCTTCATCAACAAAAAGAAAAGGTATTAGTAGATAATATTGTTCTTGTAGACATAGATGAAAAGTCATTACAGAAATACGGACAATACCCATGGCCGAGAAACATCTACAGAGACATACTCTTACAAACAGATCCTACAAACACACATGTATTCAATATGGTGTTCAGTGAACCAGATAGATTTGGTGGCGACTTAGCATTTGCAGAAGGACTTATCAATCGTCTAACGATCATAGGTTCTGCACCCACAACACAACTTGATACAGGTTCGGCACCTTATGTACCCACATCTGTATTCGGTGGTGGTTCGATTGAAGATTCTATTTGGAAGTTTCCAGGCATTTCATCACCCATACCTATACTCAGAGACAACACATATGGTGTAGGCGTAACAGTTTCTACACCTGCACAAAAGGGTACTGCAAACTTTGATGGTACAATTCGTTCTGCACCACTACTTGTGATGGCAAATGATCAAGTGTATCCGTCAATTGCACTAGAGACATTGAGAGCATACTTTGATCAACCTAGTTATCAGACAAGAGTTGTACCTGAATTAGGCATAGAATGGATACGAATGGGTAGACAACCACCCATCAACACAACACCAACAAGTGATATAATGATCTCTTATTGGAATGAATTTGACTCTATTTCCGCCTCTGAACTTGCAGACTCAGATATCAATAATAAGATTCTGATATGGGGTCTAACGGCAGAGGGTCTGAATAATCCAGTTTCAACCCCAATGGGTGTAATGTATCCTCACGAAGTGCAAGCCTCAATTCTCCAAACCGTTTTGCAAGAAGTTCAAATACAACAATCCTACTATCTTGAATTACTTGAAGTTGTTCTTCTTGTGATAGTTCTTTTAGGTATACTTCTTGTGGTCTACAAAACTCCCACAACTCTATCGGCGATAGGGAGTCTAGGTGTTGTTGCAGGTCAGGTGGGATTGGGTTACTATATTTGGAATGAGCATCTAATTCTTTTCGATACTTTTTATTCATCAATTAGTTCCTTGATTGTTTTTGGTCATGCTTCTTTCAACAAATACTATGTAACATATCAACTCAAAGAACAAATCAAGAAGCAGTTTCAAAAATATTTATCTCCTGACATGGTTGAAGAACTGCAGAAAGATCCAAGTAAACTCAGACTTGGTGGTGATCGTAAAGAAATGACATTCATGTTTATGGACATTTGTGGGTTTACACCAGTCTCAGAATATTATAAGAACAATAATGATCCTGAGGGACTTGTAAATCTTATCAATAAGTACCTTGACACAATGACCAAAATCGTACTAAAATACAATGGTACAATCGATAAATATATGGGTGATTGCATTATGGCATTCTGGAATGCACCACTCGATTGTGAAGACCATGCCGACAAAGCAGTAGAGGCTGCAATAGAGATATCAAAGAAAGCTGATGAACTTATTGAAGAGCTTGAGAAAGAAGGCCTGCCTAGGATTGATATTGGTATCGGCATCAATACAGGCGAATGTATCGTTGGAAACATGGGTTCAGAACTTCGATTCGACTATTCAGTCATTGGAGATGCAGTCAACCTTGCCTCTCGACTCGAAGGCCAGACTCGCAATTACAATGGGGTTAGAGTGCTGTTATCGGAGTTCACTTATCGAAAGTGTAAAGATAGAGAACTCAAACGAGTTGATTCTATCCAAGTTAAAGGAAAGTCAGAGTCAGTTACCGTCTATACAATTTAAAGAACCGTCTCTACTTTCACCACAAGAACTTTTTTGGACACTACAAGTCTTAGACATTTGGACTACCTATGAGGGTATGAAATACGAATGTGTCTATGAAACTAATCCTCTTCTACCTAGAAGACCTGATTTGAATGATCTAGTTATTCACAAAACAAAATGGTTAGCATGGGTGCCAGTAATATTACAGAATAACACAACATTGACAGATGAAGAGAAACAAGATGTATTCAGACCAGGCAATCGTATGATGATTGCAGTGGTGTTTAATAATCTTTTAGTTTTAGAAAGAGTAAAAAAGAGAGAAAATTGTAAAAAAATAGGTTGAAAAAACCAGATTAGTCATTATATAATATAAATATAAGAGTAGATGCTCGGGTGAGGTCTACGAAATTAACTTGCTTAATAAAGGAGAAAACTATGTCAATTTATGACGATATCTTTGGGCGAACATTTCCGTTCGCAATTGGGTTCGACAGAACCTTTTCACTACTAGAAAGAGCTGCAGAAGCACCTTCTATCAACTATCCACCTTACAACATTATCAAGGAAGATGACGAACATTTTCGCATTGAACTTGCTGTTGCTGGGTTTGATAGATCAGAACTCAAAGTCTCAAAAGAGAAAAATGTTCTAACTATCGAAGGTAAAAAAGAAAGTGGTGAAGATGAGTCGTATCTTCATAAGGGACTAGCCTCTAGGTCTTTCAAAAGATCATTCACACTTGCTGATGATGTACAAGTCGTTGGCGGTGATCTAAAGAATGGTATTTTGATTATCAACTTAGAGAGAGTAGTACCAGAAGAAGATAAACCACAACTTATCGAAATCAAGTAAAACCCTATTGACTGGTAGCATCACTTGTGATATAGTGGTGCTACTATAATATTATAGGAGTTATTATGTTAAATGTAGGTGATACAATACCAAATGTTGTTATGCCAGTTAGGGCAGACGGCGCTTGGAAACATTTGAATACCCATGAACAGTTTGCAGGAAAAAGAGTGATCATCTTTGCACTGCCAGGCGCATTTACACCAACTTGTTCATCATTTCAACTTCCTGGTTTTGAAACAAATTTTTCAAAGTTTCAGGAGAAAGGAATAGATGAGATTTATTGCTTGTCTGTAAATGATTCTTTTGTTATGAACTCATGGTTTGAAGCACAAGGTGTTCAAAATGTTAGACCATTGCCTGATGGCAACGGCGAATTTACCGAACTTATGGGAGCATCTGTAAAGAAAGCAAATTTAGGTTTTGGTTTTAGATCATGGAGATATGCAATGGTTGTCAATGACAATGTAATTGAATCAGTCTTTGCAGAAGAAGGATTTGGTGATAACATTGAAACTGATCCTTATGAAGTATCTTCACCAGAAAATGTCTTAGCAAATTTATGATCTTAGAGCATAAAGATGCTGAATATGCAGCCAGAGTCTTTATAGATTACTATAAGGACTTTGGTCGCATTGATGATTATCTCAGAAAAGTCAAACTAGAACGAATTGCAGAAATGCCTGTGTCTTTGCCTGGCATGGGACCAGAAGATGATATGTTTTCTGATTTCACCATGCACCCACAAGACATGCAGTTTGAATGTAGAATCATGGACAATGATCTATGGAATAATTACATTGAGATAGTTACTTCACATGCACTAGAGAAATCAATACCTGGTAAATCTTTGAAATGGGTAGTGTATGAGAAGAACACAAACAAGATAGTTGGTTTCATTCGCTTTGGTTCTCCAACTATAAACTCAAAACCAAGAAATGATTTCTTAGGCAAACCACTAGATACACAAGACATGACTGTTATGAAACGATTCAATGATTCAGCAATCATGGGTTTCACAATAGTTCCCACACAACCTTTTGGTTTTAATTATCTTGGTGGTAAACTTTTGGCAGGCATTTGTTGTTCGCATCTTGCCAGAAGAACTCTTAACGAAAAATATGGTGGCCCTTTTTGCATGTTTGAAACTACATCTTTGTATGGTAGTTCCAAGTCTTCATCAATGTATGATGGCATGAAACCTTTTCTCCGTTTTACAGGACTTACAGTATCAGACTTTGTACCATCAATTAATGATCAAAAGTATAGAGACTTAAAGGCATGGTTTGAAGATAGAAACGGAGAACCTTTAATTGATCCACAAGCATCAAGTCTCAAACTAAAAACACAAACAAAGATGATATCTATCATAAAGAAATCTTTACAAGGTGAATTACTAACTCAATTCAATAAAGTTTTTGAAGATGCCAAACAACTTACAGAACAGAAAAGACAATTCTTATCTACTTATGGTTATAAAAATGTAAAAGAATATCTTACATTTGAAACTGATACATTAGAGAAATCAGAGAACTATGATAGATATGAGTTCGATTCTATCGTAGAATGGTGGAAGAAACTTGCATCTAAGAGATATGATAAACTTAATAGTGAAAATAAATTGAGAACAGAACTAGAAGTTTGGAATCTAAATCCTGATAAGATAGATATTATAAGATGATCGGTTACAGAGTTGTTGAAAATCCATACGAAGATGATGCCGCTATAGAAATTACTGAGGGTGAGTTTAAGGGGTTAGTTTATCAATATGGTAAAGTACAATTCATAGATGGTAAACCAGAAATTAATTTTCAAAGAACGCTTCGAAGACTTCCTGATGATATTGAAAAGACAGAGGAAGAGGTTGAGAAACTACTAAATAATGGTGCATTAAATACTATTATGGGTGATATACTTGTAGAGTTATTACAAAACCAAATCGAAAAGGAAAAAAATGAACAAAGAGATTCTAAAAGAACAAATAAAAAGACACGAGGGTGAAGTCTTAGAAATATATAAAGACTCACTTGGTTACTTAACCTTTGGCGTAGGCCATTTAGTCAGAGAAGATGATCCTGAGTTTGGTGAACCAGAGGGCACACCTGTTTCACAAGAGAGAGTAGATTCAGTTTATGATGTGGACTTTGATAAACATGTAGATGAAACTTATCATGTATGTGAAGAACATAACATTGATTTTATGGAGTTACCTGAGAACATTCAACATGTATTAGTCAATATGTGTTTCAATCTAGGTGCAAACAGACTAGGTAAGTTTAGAAACATGTTGAAAGCATGTTCAGAATCTAACTGGAAAGAAATGGCTGCTCAGATGCAAGACAGTAAATGGTTCGGTCAAGTTGGTCGTAGATCAGTAGAACTACAACAGATGGTTTTAGATTGTGAGTAATCCTTTACCAGTTGTAAAGTGTGTCATTCTAAATTCAGGTGACATACTTATGGGGTTCTATGAGTTTAATGTAAAAACTCAGATGCATACTTTATATGATTGCAAACAATGTGTCAGTGAAATATCTGAAGGCAAAATGGAAGTTCTACTTGCAGATTTTATACCTTTTGCAAAAGAGTACAACTTCTCTTTCCATGAAAGTAAAGTGATCACTATCTTTGATGCAAAACCTCAGTTAGAAATGAACTATAAATCATCAACAGGAAATACAGATTCGACATTAGAAAGTAATGCTCTTAGAGGTGGTAAAGTGAGAGGACAAAAATGAGAAATGAAATAGTAAAGTCATTGATAGCACATGCAGATGCACATATTCAAAAACATAAGTTGAATGTAGAGATTCATCTTTCAAATCCAGTGGGTGTTGCAGAACATCCAGATCATTTAGAAACAGTTGAGAAAGAACTAGAAAATATCGCTCATTACGAAGATATTAAAGATGTTCTTCTCAAACATTTCACACAACCACAACAAACCACATTGACAGAATCTTAGTACTGTAGTATTATTACAGTATGGATTTCTACACGAATGTCACTCGATCACGAGACAAAATACTTGCAATAGGATATCAAGGCAACAAGAAACAAAAGTTGTCTATATCTTATCGTCCTAAACACTTCATTCCATCAAAGAAAGGCATCACACCCTATCGTGCATTAGACGGCAGACCACTTGAACTTGTTGAACTCAACTCAATGGGTGGGGCAAGAAAGTTCAGAGAGAAGTATGCAGGTGTAGAAGGATTTGAGATACATGGTTACGATAGATATGTTTATACATGGTTATCAGATAGATTTCAAGGTGACATAAAATTCGATCTTAAAAAAATTAGAATCGCAACACTCGATATAGAATGTGAATGCGAAGATGGTTTTCCAGAACCAATACTTGCCAATGAAAGAGTGAATGCAATCACAATAAAACCATTCGGCAAAGAAGCACATGTCTTTGGTATTGGTGAATGGAATCATCAACACAATATTGTTTATCATAATTGTAAAAATGAAATGGACTTACTTGTTGAGTTCATTAAGTATTGGCGAACAGAACAATTTGATGTGATAACAGGTTGGAATGTTGACGCCTTTGATATCACATATCTTTGCAATCGTATCGACAGAATTCTTGGTGAAGATGAACACAAAAAACTATCGCCATGGGGAATGTCAGATGTAAGAGAATGGATTGCTTTTGGTCATCAAAAGAATATGTCTTATACATTGCACGGTATTAATGTTGTTGATTACCTTGATCTATACAAAAAGAATACATTCACAAACCAAGAATCATATAAATTAGATCACATTTCACAAATAGAACTTGGTACTGGTAAATTAGATTACTCAGAGTATGGTTCACTTCACACACTTTACAAACAAGACTATGGTAAGTTCTTAGAGTATAATCTAAAAGATGTTGTTTTAATTGAACAACTAGAAGAGAAACTTGGATTCTTAGAGTTGATTATTGTTATGGCATATTCTGCCAAGTGTAACTACTTAGATACATTTGGTATGGTGAAGTATTGGGAAACTATCATCTATAACTTCTTAAAAGATCAAGGTATACAAACGCCACCACAAAGGTTGAAGACTGGTAATGATAAAAACAAACCTATTGTTGGTGCATATGTAAAAGAACCACTGGTAGGTAAACACGATTGGGTTATGTCTTTTGACTTGAACTCACTGTATCCACACTTGATCATGCAGTTCAACATTTCACCTGAGAAGATGATAAAAGGTAATCGACAAGATGTTAATGTAGACAGATTACTCAACAAACAATGTGACTTATCTTATCTCAAACAAAAGAATCTAACGGTTGCACCAAACGGTGTTATGTTCAAAAGAGATAAACAAGGCATGTTTCCTGAACTCATGGAAAAATTCTATGAAGAAAGAAAAGAGTGGAAGAAAAGAATGATTGAGTATCAGAAAGAATTGCAGACTTGTTCTGATTCAAAGAGAAAGAAAGAACTTAACACTCTTATTAAAAGATCATACAATAATCAACAAGTAAGAAAGATTGCATTGAATTCTGCTTATGGTGCCATGGCGAATCAATACTTTGCATTCTTCTCTACTGATCTTGCAGAGGCGATTACACTTTCAGGTCAGTTAGTTATCAAGTGGGCAGAAAAAACTGTAAACGATTACTTGAATGATCTTCTTAAGACAGAAAACGAAGATTATGTTGTTGCAATGGACACTGATTCTGTTTATATTACAATGGATAAATTTGTTAAACAGATATTTCCAGAAGACACACCAAAAGATAAAGTTATAGAGTTTCTATCTAAGGCAGAAGCAAAGATTGAAGAGGCACTTGATAAAGGTTTTGAAGACTTAAAAGAATACACAAATGCATTTCAACAAAAGATGCAAATGGGTAGAGAAGTGATTGCAGATCGTGGCATATGGACTGCCAAGAAAAGATATATTCTCAATGTACACGACAACGAAGGCGTAAGACTTGCAGAACCAAAACTCAAAATGATGGGCATTGAAACTGCCAAGTCTTCAACTCCACAATGGGTCAGAAAGAAACTAGAACAAGCACTCAAAGTTGTGATGCAAGGCACAGAACAGGAACTATGGGAGTTCGTAGAGACAGCACGAAAAGAATTTAGAAATCTTCCAGTAGAAGATGTCGCATCACCAAGAGGTTGTAACAATCTTCAACAGTATGCAGACTCCACAACAATTTATTCTAAAGGCACACCAATTCATGTCAGAGGATCTTTATTGTATAATCATATGTTGAAACAAAAGAACTTAGATATGAGATACGAGGTGATTAAGAACGGTGAAAAGATTCACTTTACATATCTTACTATGCCTAATCCTATCAATGAGAATGTTATATCTTTTATCAATGTTTTGCCTGCAGAGTTTGATCTAAAACGATATATTGATTATGATCTACAGTTTGAAAAATCATTTATAGAACCATTAAAGGCAATTGTTAACTTGATCAACTGGAATGTAGAACCAGTTGCATCACTTAATTCATTTTTCGCATGACAAAAGAAGAACTAATTGAACTAATAATCAATCTTCATCCTGAAGATACAAAAGGAGAACTAAGTGGAATTTTTATCGGAAGACATGGGGAAGTTATTACTACTGACTCTATTCGCATCGATATGGACGGTGGGAGAGTTATACTTGCACAAAAAGGTTCTGGAGAAGCGGAGACGAATAAGAGGAACTGGCAAAAAGAACTAGAGTTCATAAGGAACAGAAATAAATGAAACACTTGATACGATGGATGAAGATCAATGCCTTCATCAACTTATACCTAGGAATCATACTCACAATGGTATTGATTGCACTTGTCGTTGACATTACACTAGACAGTTATTGGCACACAAACGATTTCAAAGAACTACTACTTGGTAAAGATGTGGCATCTACTGATTAGTATCAAGTTCTATGTGTATAGTGTGTTGGTTGCTCACATACTTGCACTCTTCTATCTATTTCCTATACCAATGTTATATCTCACAGGACACTTAGCTGCATGTTCTGTTATTGCAACATACATATCACTCAAAGTTCAAATGGATGAAGTTATGGATTACTACATGCACAACGAGATTGACCTCAAACTGAAGGCTTCGGGTTATTATCTCACATAAATAAATGTGGGGTTAGACTTGCAGTTGGCAGTCTAACGAAATACACCAATATTGGAGTAATTATGAGAATAGTAATGTATATGTTACTATTTTCTGTGGTATTTCTTCCTTCATGTGCCTCAGTTGGAGCAGTAATCGAAGGTGGAAAAGAGTTTACAACTGGTGTTGTCGATGGTGCAGTCAAAGGGACTAGAACCGTTGTCAATGCAGTTGCTGATGATGTAGTTTCAGTCGGTACATTGGCTGTCGATACTGCAACAGGTATCGTTGATAATGTTGCTGAAGAAGTCGATAGACAGACAGACGAACTACAGAAAGAGCAACCTGAAAAAAAGTAGAGGATGTCATTCCAACAGCAATGTTGCTTGAGGCAATGATGCTCTATTGTTCAGAGTTCCCACAGAAATGTAGAACTGTAAAGGGGAACTAATAGTTCCCCTTTTTTTATAAATAAAACTATTATGTATGAATATCATGTAACAGTAACGAAAGTGGTTGATGGCGACACAATAGATGTCGATATCGATCTAGGGTTTGATGTTGTTCTAAAAAAACAACGAGTCCGTCTTATGGGTATTGATACTCCAGAATCTCGCACAAAAGATTTAGAAGAGAAAAAATTCGGTAAGGCTTCAAAGGCGTATTTAAAAACTTTACTTGATTCAGGAAAAGTTTCTCTCATTTCCCATGACAAAGGTAAGTTCGGTAGAATACTAGGTGAACTATGGGTTCATTCTATAGATAACGAAGGACATCCAGTATTTGAAAATAGAACAAAATTTTGTGTCAATGCAAAGATGATATCAGATCATCATGCAGTTGCATACAGTGGTGAGAACAAAGATGATGTACAAGATCAACACATGGAGAACAGAAAATTTCTGATTGAAAACGGTTTAGTGTAATATGACTGGTATAGAATGTCTTTTTTTATTACTATTTGCTGTTGTGTTTGCTGTACTATTGGTCATTGAAACACAACTCAGTTCTATAAAAGTCATGATGGAAGAACACACTCGATATGATGAACCACTGAAAAATGGTCACAAAAAGAAGTAAAAACCATCTTTACACAGCACAATAAATAGTTTATAATGAGTACATTATACATTATGAGAGGTGCATATGTCGTTTATTAAAGACTTAATAAAATCATCTGGCAACGAATACGCTAGTGTTGTTGCTGACGGTGTTGCAGCTGGTGATGTTGACTCCTTTGTTGATACAGGATCATACATCTTCAATGCATTATTATCAGGTTCACTACACGGTGGACTTCCTTCAAATAAGATTACAGCAATAGCAGGTGAGTCTGCAACAGGTAAAACATTCTTTGCATTAGGAATGTGTAAACAGTTCTTAGAAGACAATCCAGATGCCGCTGTAATTTACTTCGAGTCTGAATCTGCAATCACAAAAGAAATGATCGAAGAGAGAGGAGTTGATTCTTCTCGCTTCGTTATTGTTCCTGTGGTGACTGTACAAGAATTCAGAACTCAATCAATCAATATCTTAGACAAATATTTGGAGACTCCTGAAGACAAGAGACCTCCAATGATGTTTGTTTTAGATTCACTTGGTATGTTATCTACTACTAAAGAGATTGAAGACACAGCAGAAGGCAAAGAAACGAGAGATATGACGAGAGCACAAGTTGTCAAAGGTGCATTCAGAGTATTGACTCTAAAACTTGGTCGTGCAAAAGTGCCAATGATAGTTACTAATCACACTTATGATGTGATCGGTTCTATGTTCCCACAAAAAGAAATGGGTGGGGGTTCAGGATTGAAATATGCTGCCTCATCTATCATTTATCTTTCTAAGAAGAAAGAGAAAGATGGTACAGAAGTTGTTGGTAATATTATTCATTGTAAGAATGCAAAGAGCAGATTGACTGTAGAAAACAGAGTCGTAGATGTAAGATTATCATACGATAAAGGTTTAGACAGATATTATGGTCTACTTGATCTTGCACTTTCAAGTGGTGTTTTCAAAAAATCTTCTACAAGGGTTGAGTTGCCTGATGGCAAAACAGAGTTTGCAAAAACTATCAACAACAATCCAGAGAAGTACTTCACAACAGAAGTCATGGAACAATTAGAAGAAGTAGTAAAAGGATATTTTAAATATGGATCAAGTGAGACTAGAACAGACGATACTGAAAAATCTGATTCAGAGTGATTCTTTTTGTAGAAAAGTAACACCTTATCTTAAATCGGAGTATTTCACCGAAAGTGATGAGCGAACCGTATTTCAAGAAGTACAAAAGTATTTCGACAAATACAAGAAACCACCAACAGTAGAAGCACTTCTCATAAATCTTGATAATAACACTGGACTCAGTGATAATATTATCAAGTCTACAAAAACTATTGTTGAGAAATTCAAGATAAACGAAAATACGCCACAAGATTGGTTAGTCGAACAGACTGAACAATGGTGTAAAGATCGTGCTATCTATATCGCCGTCATGGACTCTATTGATGTTCTCGATAAGAAATCGCAGAGATCAACTGGTGAAATACCCGAGCTTCTTAAGGGTGCCTTGTCTGTATCATTCGACACACACATTGGTCATGATGTGTTAGAAGATGCAGAGGCAAGACATGACTTCTATACAACAGAAGAAGAGAAGATACCTTTTGACTTGGAATATTTCAACAAGATTACTAAAGGTGGTTTACCTAACAAGACACTCAACATTGTTCTTGCAGGAACAGGTGTTGGTAAATCATTGTTCATGTGTCATATGGCATCAAACTGTTTGATGATGAATAAGAATGTTCTTTACATCACTATGGAAATGGCAGAAGAAAGAATTGCAGAAAGAATTGATGCAAACATTCTAAACATTCCGATCAAAGAGCTACCTGATCTAAACAAAAAGATGTACTCTAAGAAGATTGAAAAACTTAAAGAGAAAACAAAAGGTAAACTTATCATCAAAGAATATCCAACGGCAGCTGCTCATGTTGGTCATTTCAGACATCTACTACAAGAACTGAACATCAAAAAAGATTTCAGACCTGACATCATATTTGTTGACTATCTAAACATTTGTGCATCACATAGAATCAGACCAGGTTCTGGTGCAAACTCTTACACTCTAGTTAAAAGTATTGCAGAAGAACTTAGAGGTCTTGCTGTAGAGTTTGATGTACCACTTGTATCTGCAACACAAACTACAAGATCAGGTTATGGTTCAACAGACATAGGTCTTGAAGATACTTCCGAGTCCTTTGGTCTACCTGCAACTGCTGACTTCATGTTTGCACTGATCACTAGTGATGAACTAGAAGAGTTAGATCAAATGGTTGTCAAACAGTTGAAGAATCGTTACAACGATCCAACTATCTTCAAACGATTTGTAATCGGTGTTGATAGAAGTCGTATGAAGTTCTATGATTGTGAACAAGAAGCACAAGAAGAACTGATTGATTCTGCAGAAAAGATTAATGATGATGTGCCTGTCTTTGACAGAGGTAGAGGCAATCAAAAATTTAGTGATTTTAAGGTATAATTATGTTCGATGATCCAAGAATACAAAAACAATTTGAAGAATACAAAGAATCTTATGTAGAACCTGAAACGGTTTCTAAAGAAGAACTTGTAGAAATGATTACAAAAGATTTGACATTTGCATCAAGTATGCCTGTGGAAGAATATACATTATACCTGAAATGGCAAGAATGTCAACGAAGATTTCCTGTACAAGAAGTTGCTACACTTTTTGGTGAAGAAAAACAAATGGTAGATCAGGATAAACAAAAATTACTAGATGAATGTAGAAATAACATTTGGTTTCCAGAAGACCCTATGGATTTTGAGAAACTAGAACCAGAAATGATCTATACAAGTAAAACAGATATGACCAATCATTCTGCAGGCACATGGGAAAACATTTGGAATGTTTTTGCAACTATGTTGTCATCTATGAGAAACAGTTCAAACATTGGTCGTAATTTACATTATGTTATCAGAGACAGAGTAACCAAGAAGTATCTTGGTATTACTTGTCTAACAGGTGACTTTATTGATCTCACACCAAGAGACGAATACATTGGTTGGGAAAGAGAGTACAAAACTAACAGTGGTAAATTAAACAATTCTTGTATTGGTTCTACAATAGTACCAACACAACCTCTTGGTTTTAATTATACAGGTGGTAAATTGATATCACTTCTTTGTCTATCGGATCAAGTTCAGAACGATTGGGAAAATAACTATGGTGATAAACTTGTAAGTGTCACTACTACTTCATTGTATGGTAAATCTAAAGAACATGGTATATCTCAGTATGACAATCTAAAATATTGGAAGAAAATGGGTTATAGTTCTGGTTCTCTAACATTTGAGTTGACAAAGGCAACAGAGAAAGAACTTCTTAAATATGGTGAAAAACATTTCAATGAAAAGTTCTTCTCACTGTATGTTGCTACAAGAGAAAATGGTCAACCTTGGAAAAGAGATCATAGAAATAGATTCAGATCATTTATATTTTCAAAACTAGGCATACCTAAAGATATTCAGAAGACTGATCATGGTCGTGGCATCTATTACTCAATCTTATATGATAACACAAGAGAGTTTCTAAGAGGTGAAATTGAAGAAAGTCAATTAATTAAAAGATTTGATTCATCTGTAGATGCACTATCAGAACTATGGCGTGAAAAATATGCAAGAAAAAGAATTAATTCATTGTTGAGAGACAATCGTACCATGTTAGATGAAACATTATTCTATGGCGATGTATGTTTTATGACATGGGAAGAAACCAAAGAAAAATATCTAGGTGATGTAGGCAGGTGATATAAATAGTACCATATAACATGGTTTCATAATGCAAAGAAGTTTAAGGTCAAAAGAAGTTATCGATATGATTTCAAAGAAGATATCTTTGAAGAAAAGGATTCGTGCAGCTAAAGAAGAAAATGATTTGCAGGCTGTAGAATCTCTTACTGAAAAACTCTCTACTGTTGAGAATAAACTACAGTCACGACCACTTCAAAAATCATAAATAAGATAAAAATCTAGGAGAAAATTATGTCTTGGCAAGACGATATCGATAACACTTATCAACCAATGGTTGACACTCTAATAACAAATATTGCATCTATAACAGAATATCAAACATGGTTGAATGGTCTTGGTGGATCATGTACTGCACCAGATTTGAGAACTGCAATAGATAGTTCAACATTTGTGCAAAATAGTATAGGTTTGAATAATTCACTAGTGAGTGAAACCGCTCCAGATGAAGACATTCAAACATGGATAACAAATGAAAAATCTTGGTGTACTACTGTATTAACAAAAATGAACACATCAAAGACATCAATTGAATCCACTATAATAGATTTAGAAACAAAGATTGCAGCTGGAACCCCATATCCAGCCTAATATAAAAAACATATAAATAGTAGTATTCCACCAAAAAAGGTGATATACTACTATTATGGCAGTCAAAAATACACATTTAGAACATTTAGAAGACGAAATTATCAATAATGGTATTGATGGTGGTCGTGCCGCTATAAACTTTTTACAAGGTTTACGAGACATGATGAAAGGTAATTCCAATTCATCTGTCAATATGACTGTCAAATGGGATGGTGCACCTGCAATCTTTTGTGGGAAACATCCTGAAACAGGTAATTTTTTTGTTGCAAAGAAATCTCTTTTCAATAAAGAACCGAAATTTTACACATCTGAACACGAAATCAATCAGGCATCTGAACTCTCTGGTCAATTAAAAGAGAAGTTTTTAACTGCATTTAAATATCTTTCAAGGTTGTCTTGGAATACCATACTTCAAGGTGATCTAATGTACACCAACGATAAGAAAATGCAGAAAATAGATGGCAAATCTTATATTACTTTTCAACCTAATACTATACTATATGCAGTTGATATAGAATCAGAGTTGGGTGGTCAAATTGCAAATTCACAAATGGGTATTGTGTTTCATACTACATACTCAGGTAGTACAATAGATTCTCTTTCTGCTTCATTCGGTGCGAATATAAGTTCTTTAGGTCACAGTAAAGACATTTGGATAGATGATGCAACATACAGAGATGTTTCTGGAAGTTCTACATTAACTGCAAGAGACACACTTGCACTTACACAAGAATTGACTGAAACGGGTAAAGCATTTCATGGTATTAAGAGACCAGATTTAGATAAGTTTCAAAAAATACAATCAGAGATCGCAAAGAAAGGTATAGGTGCATCTTACAAAACTTATGTCAATTCACTTATTCGAGGTGGTGCCTACAAACCTACATTTGATGGTTATTTAAAACACTTTGAAAACTATTGGAGAGATATGGTAGTTGGCAAAGTAAAAACAGAAAAGACAAAACAAATTAAACAAGAGGTAGGTGAACAACTATATAATGAATTAAGATCACTTAAAGTATTAATCACCAATCTTACAAAATTTATGGAACACTTAGTTATTGCAAAAGGTATTATTGTCAAAGGACTAAATCGTGTCAAATCAGTGGGTCATTTTGTTAAGACTGATACAGGTTTTAGAGTAACAAATCCAGAAGGATATGTTGCAATAGATACAAGTGGTAGAGCAGTTAAATTAGTAGATAGATTAGAGTTCAGTCAGGCAAACTTTAATGCCTCTAAGAATTGGGATAAGTAATGAAAAATTTAAAAGACTTTTTAAAAGAACAGAAACTAAAGGGTGCAGTCTTCACATTTGGTAGATTTAATCCTCCAACTATTGGGCATGAGAAACTTGTTGACAAACTAAACAGTGTCGCAGGATCATTTGGTGGTGACCCAATTCTATTTGCATCACACTCAAACGATAAGATGAAGAATCCATTAGCACATAGAGATAAGATCAAGTATCTCAAAGCATTCTTTGGTCGTAAAGTCAAGGTGATGGATGTAGATGCAAGACAAGTATTTCAGATTCTAGTATTCTTATACGATCAAGGTTATAGAAGACTAGGTATGGTTGTAGGTTCTGATAGAGTCAGAGAATTTGATACCATTATCAAAAAGTATAACTCAGTAAAAGGTCGTCATGGTTTTTATAAGTTCGAAGATATACAAGTAGTATCTGCTGGTGAAAGAGATCCAGATGCAGATGATGTATCAGGAATGTCAGCATCTAAGATGAGAGAATATGCTGAGAAAGGCGATTTCGAGTCATTCAAAAAAGGTGTACCTTCTCAAGGCAAAAATCAAGCAGAAAAACTTTATAAAGACATTCGTAGGGGTATGGGTATCATGGAAAATACTCTACCTGATTACATGATAAAAGATTTGATTACTGAGGGCGTATACGATCCAGGTATTTTCAAAGCAGTTTTCCTAATGGGTGGGCCAGGCAGTGGTAAATCAGCAGTTGTAAAACAGTTGAACTTCAATGCATTAGGATTGAAATTAGTCAACAGTGATAGTGCATTTGAAAGAGGACTAAAGAAGGCAGGACTATCATTAGACCTACGAACATTAGATGCAAATGTAAGAGATAAAATTCGTAATAGAGCAAAACAAACCACACTTGCAGGTCTAGAAGGATACATTCAGGGTAGACTAGGATTGGTATTTGACACAACATCTGCAAAGGCAAGTAAGATATTAGACTATAAGAAGATGTTGGACAATCTTGGTTACGAATACAAGATGGTGTATGTAAACACATCACTTGAGTTTGCACAACAGAGAAATGCAGAACGAGCTCGTAAACTACCTGATGTAGTTGTAAAGTCAGACCATGAAAAAGTACAACAAAATGTAGAAATGTTTAGAAGAGTTTTTGGTAATGATTTTATAGAAATCAAAAATAATGATACATTTCAAGCATTACAGAAGAAGGCATCATCATTATACAGTGGTATGATGACTTGGGTGTCTAGATTTCCTAGTAACAAACTTGCAACTCAGTGGAGAGAGATCGAGTTGCTGAAGAAACAACAAAACACATAAATAGTATTATGGACTTTATAGAACAACTAAAAATAGAAAGATTGCTTGAAAAGAAAGTCAATCAAGACAAAGAAATCAAAGACCGAGACGGTACTCAACCTGCGAAATACTATGCAAAAGATGCCGAAGGTGATGATATGGCAAAGTCCACTAAACAGGATCGTGCTAGACACTTTGAGAAAGGCGCAGAGAAAGACGATAACGATCCTTCTGCATACAAACCAGCACCAGGCGATGCTCAGGCAAAAACAAAACCCTCACAACATACTAAGAAATTCAAAAAGATGTTTGGTGAAGATGCAGTTGCAGCTGCCAAACTAAAGGCAAAACAAGCAGATGAAGCTGAAAGACTCAAACTAAAACAAGAGAGAGAAGCAGAAGCACTAAAAGATCGCCACGATAGAGAAAACGAAAGACAAAAAAAGAGAGACGAGTCAGAAAAAGAAAAAGAGGCAATCGAAAAACAAAGACAGTCACAATCAGAAGATACATTACCTGATATAGATGTAGATGCAATCTTAGAAAAGGCAGAGTCAGAAGCACAACAAAAACTCATGGGCATGGCACTTGCATATAAAAGAGGTGAAATGAAAGATGCACCTGAGAAAGTCAAAGAACTTGCAAAGTCTATGTCAGAGAAAGACTTAGAAGATTTTGCAAAGACAAAACATAGTGAAGTGCCTGCAAAGAAAGAAGAGATAGAAGAAGAATCTGCCGCTGATGCTTCACTAAAGAAAAAGGCAGACAAAACAGGTATTGATTTTGGCATATTGAAACAAGTTTACAACAGAGGTGTTGCAGCTTGGAGAACTGGTCATAGACCAGGTACCACACCAGAGCAGTGGGGACATGCAAGAGTAAATTCTTTTGTAACTAAGTCTTCAGGCACATGGGGTAAAGCAGATGCTGACCTTGCCAGAAAAGTACAAGGCAAGAAAGAACAAGTCGAAGAAGGCATGATGGTTGCCAGAACACATGAAATTATTGATACAGTTCTAAACAGAGTAAGAGAGAAACTTACTAAAGAATATAGATCAAATCCTGAAAAAGGTATCAATCTTCTACAATCATTTGCAAAAATGATGAACTTTACTGTATCAAATAAAGCACAGAAAGATGGCTATCTGTTTCTAAAAATGGGTGATGAACTTACTGAAGGTAAAATGGGAGACATCTTCTACCATTTACAAAACGGTGACAGTGCAGAGACTATCGCTAAGTCTTGTAAGATATCAGTTCAAGTTGCAAAGGGTTTCATAGATGATTTCAAAAAACATTATCCAAGAGAATACAAACAAGTCTATGAAACATTTACTGAAGGTGCAAGAGAAAGAATTCTAAATCGTTTCTATGATAAACTAGGCATTGATCAACAAACACACGACTTCATTCTACAGAAAGACAAAGAATGGGGAGAAAAAAGACTCAAAGCAATCAAATCACCTGACGGTCTTGAAGCACTTATGAAAGTAGACCAAGAGATCGAAAGAGAAAAGTCAGCACTTATCAGACAAGGTAAGTATGTCAAATATTGGGAAAAGTAGATTATGAATAAACTAGGAAAAGGAAACTTTACAGACAACGGAGTACACGAACAAGGTACAGACGAAACACGAATTGCATATCAGAACGATACACCAGGTCAAGCAGTTGATCAATTTATCAAAGAAAGAGAAAAGGCATTCCACGAACAGAAAGAACAAAAGAAGAAGCATTTTTCTCAAATCTTTCAGAATCCTCTCAAAGGTTTTCCATACAACGAAGAGATCGAAGTAAAAGAACTATAAAAAATGGCACAGTGGAATAAGGACAGTCAGAGTTATCTGAATAATAACAAGACACTATTTGAGATAGTTGGTCTTGCAGATAAAGACGGAAACATCATCAATACATTTGGTGCTGCTTCTAATGTGCCTCTTTCCAATGGTGATATTGCAGGTTATTCTCATGTACATAAGTTTGGTAAGAATCCTGATCTTGCAAATGGTACTGTAGAGACTATATGGGATGGATCAGTTATCTATCCATGGGCAACATGGGATGCAGGTGCATCACTTGTATATCTAAAATCAACCACATCAGATACACAGAATGTATTTGTGCAAGGTCTAAACCAAGATTGGGAACTCACCTCAGAAACAGTAACACTTACAGGAACAACTGCTGTTGCAACTCAGAATACTTATAGAAGAGTATTCAGAATGTATAATCAAGGAACAACAAACTTTGCAGGAGATATTACTGCACACTACGGTTCAGGAACAGGAACAGTCGTTGCAAAAATGTTGAATGGATATAATCAGACACTTATGTGTGTCTATACAGTTCCAGCAGGTTATACTGCATTTCTAACAGATATGGAATTTTCATCACCAAAGAATGCAGAACTTAGATTAGAATTATTTGTTAGACCATTCAATAATGTGTTCAGAATTCAACATGCTGGTTCTGCATACGGTAGTCAATACGAGAAGAACATGGATGTACCTCTGAAAATAACAGAGAAGTCAGATATTGATCTAAGAGCATTGGCAGGAACAGGTGGTGTTGATGCATCTGCATCATTCAATCTTATTTTAGTAGACAATACATACTTGTAATGAATTTATGTTTGTCATGTGGTTTATGTTGCAACGGATTTCTATTTGGAAGTTTTCCAGTAACAAAAGAAGAGTTTATACCTTTTATTGAACTAAACCCAAAGACAAAAGAAACAGAAAATGGGTTGAATGTTTCACAACCTTGTGTACAATGGATAAGAGATAAAGGTTGCAATATATATGATAAAAGACCTAGTGTTTGTAGAAAATATAAATGTGAAGTCCTACTGAAATATGAAAACAAAGACATTACATACGAAGAGGCACTAGAAAAAATAAACCATGTAAAGAGAGAAAAACTCTTACACTTTAGAAATAAAGAAAAATTATCAAAACTATTAGAAGATTTTCTAGAATGAAGACACTAAAAGAAATAACTATAGACGAAACTATTGCACAATTGCAAGAGTCTAATACCAATATCTTAGACAATCCTTTTCGTCTAGGTTCTCTAATGTACTTTGAGATCATCAAAGAAGCACGCCGACTTGTATCTGAGGGTCGGTACACACTCACAGAAGTTGACAAACAAATACTTGAAACTGATATAGGAGAATTCGAAATCTATGAGGGAGAAATTGTTCCTTTGGATTGCCCTTTCGCAATCTATGAAGAAGATGATGTGGAACTTAACACACCAAAGAGAGGTGGTCCTAAGAAGTATTATGTCTATGTCAAAGACGGAGATAAAATCAAAAAAGTCACATGGGGAGACACAACAGGTCTCAAAGTGAAAATTGACGATCCAGAGGCAAGAAAATCATTTGCCGCTAGACACAAATGTGATCAAGCAAAAGACAAAACAAAGGCAAGTTATTGGGCGTGTAGACTCCCATATTACGCCAAGCAGTTAGGACTAAGTGGCGGAGGATCATTTTTTTGGTAAAGTTCTTTTGGTAAGCACCAAAAGAAACTAAATACCAATATGGACAATTTATATAAGTATATAATAGATGATGAAATAACTACAAGTATTTCAGAGTTCTGTAAAGATAGACCAAGTACTGAACTAACAGGTTTTAATTATAGATCAGTACAGAGTAACATGATGAAAGGTGATAATAACCCAATGGCAAATCCAAAGGTTAGAGAAACACATAGACAAGTGGTGAAGTCCAAAGAATATAGAAAGAAATTAAGTGAAGCATTGATGGGTCATAAAAAAAGTAATACTGAAAACATGAAAGGACCTAAAAGTGAATCTCACAAAAGTAGTATGAGTAGGGCAGCACTAAATAGACCTAGAACAACTTGTGATAAATGTGGTCAAGATTATACAAAAGCGAATTTTAAGAAACATTATAACTCTTGTAAAGGTTACAAACAAGCACAATACAAGAAGTGTGATGATGGTATTGTTAGGAGAGTAATATTATGAGAAAAGTGATACATGAATATTGGAGTAGGAAACTAAATCGTTCTGCTGTTGTTATTGATACAGCAAAAGGATTTGAAGTTGAGTTATACGAAAATGGCGCTATAGCAGAAATAAGAAGACTGCATGAACACTCTGAATCATATGCAGAGTCTTGTGCTGAGAATTTTTGTGATGGTATGTTTAATGCAGTTCCCAATCCAAATGATGTTGGTTATTATGGTTACAACGAGAAAACAGATAACTTTTATCCAGAATTAGATGACTAGACCGTATACAGAAAGGTATTATAACCAAGAGGGTACAGATAGACCTTACATAGTAAGAGAGTTTGATATCAATGTAGCAGATGATGAATTGATCTGGCACAAAGACAAAAACTTTCGTAGTGTAACTGTACTATCAGGAACAGGGTGGAAACTTCAAATGGATGATGAGTTACCAGAAGAATTAGTTGTTGGA